GCATTTTGTCCCCCCCCCCCTTTAAATTTCGTTTACAAACTGTTTGAGTTCACCACACTTCTCGCATGTTACTGTAAGTATGTGCTTTCTGGTTGTGAGTTCTAGTATTACCGCACCACTAGCTTTCAGGTTAGATAATCCACCTATGTTTAATTGCTCGTATTTGCTCTCTGTTGTCACTTCTGATAGTACTTTCCATTCGTGTTTGCAGAACATGGCTTAGGACTCCTTTCAATATATTATTTCTTCAAAAACTTCAACGGATAACATAAACCCACCAACGTCTATTTTACTGAGTGGTTTTGGTGAGATTGCATATTTAAACCTTCGGAGTGCTGTTAGAATTCTACAGCCGTCACCGTAGTTATCACAACCACAACTTACAAGAAACATGGCAGAGTATATGTCTGATTTATCGAGCTTTTCTCGTGTACAGGGAGTTTTTGGAAACAGTTGTGAGTAGTGTTCTTTTTTCAGTTTGTATTTGTACATTGCTTTAACCTTTAGTCATTCTTTAGGTTTAAACTGTATGGCTAAATCATAACTTCGTTTTAAATCCGCCTTTATTGCAGCTATAGTCTCAGGGCTTAAACCATCTCTGATAAGGGTTGGCTCCATCCCCGGCCTGCCACCTAAGACAGTCATAGTAATAATAACTTCACTGCCCATTAACTTGTCTGTTGAAAGCTTCTGAAGCTTTCAACCAGCAAAGTGGTAAACATGAGCCTGCCCTGCGAGCGCCTCAGTTAATTTCCTCTTCAATACATCTTTTGTCTCTGGATTATTTTTCATTTCATTTCTCCTTTAATTTTCTCAATGTGCTCAATGGTTTCATCCAGCGAGTAGGACTGAAACACAATCCCACCCCCGTAAGACTTGTTATGGTACTTGCGACCGCCAATTTTGTTCATGAGTTTAACAGTGAAAAGGTATTTTTCACCAATTGCAAAAGTGTTGTCATGGATAATGTGTTGAGGTAAACACTTCAGGAAGTGTATGACATACCTTGGGTTTCCGTTACCGTCATTGTTGATTCTTGTGAAGTCGTCTTTTGTGATCATGGTTTACCCCCTCAAATTTAAACCTGCTCTCTTTTTAGCACGCTTAATCTGTCATAGATGCATTCCCGTCTATGCACTAGCTTTGCGTACTTAGCTTGGTGCTTATCGAAATTTCTAGGGTTGAACACGTTGTCCAGCTTGCCTAGTTGCCTACAGATAGATTGAAATCTATCTTCAAGGTCACTTACCGTCACTAGGTCGGAGTCTTTTATGATCATGATTTACCATCCGTAGGGAGAGGGGAGTTGGTCTGATATTTTGTCCCAATAAGGGAAGTCTTGAGGGGTTTCTGCGAAGTCAAAAGTTGATGGTAGACTGTCCCTAAGGGGGAGTCTGCGTAAATCTTTCTCATCATCCCACGTTGAGTGTAATTTACCTCGTTGCACAAGCAGCGGCACCTTCTTTACCATAAACAGGGCTGCTTGGCGATTGATTTTCTTAACTTGTTGGATCAGTTCATTTGTCATGGTTGGCTCCTTGTTCTTGTTTTCGGGACATTCCGAATTTTACTTGTGGTGGAGATTATTTATACCCGCCTCTCTCTATAATGGAGGCGATAGTTCCAATAGAAATTTGTTTGCAATCATCAAATTGACGTAGAGTCACATAATAAGGATCACCCGTGTTAAGGTATGCAAAACCTTTCTCACCAAACTGCCCTGCATGTTCAACCCCAAACATATTCAAGGCATGATTTAATGCGGTTAGTCTAGCTAGTCTCGGGTTATTGGGTGTTGATGCTAAGGAGTGCTCTGAAATGTAAGTCTCTACCGCGTTGGGGTCTCTTAATAACTTCATGACTAGTTTTGGGTCTGAGTTGGGGAAGCAGTCTTTTATTGCTTTAAAAGTTGGTTTCATTTTGTCTCTCCTTGTTTTCGTTTTCGGAAGTTTCCGAATTTTTTAGTAAAGTCGCTTTTCTTTTCTAGTTCTCGGCTTTCTTGGTGGTTTTGTAAGCGAGATTGATTGGTGTCTGTTAAGGGATATGTTGAACAGTTGGTTCCTAATAGGTGTAGTTCTGTTATAAAATTGAGATGTCTCTACCCAACCTTCGTTGGTTTGTTGTACCATGGAGTGTGTATAGTTAGGTACGTAGAAACCTTGCATTTTCTCTGGATATGCTGGGATTTTTAGATGGGAGAGGTCAACACCAAAGAATGGGGATATTTGCCCTGGCACTATCTCCCTTGGTGAAGTCATATTATATACTGGCTCCCTACCACCATAAAAGCCTTTCCAACGCTGATCCATTCCATCAAAACACACATAGGTCATATCTGGTATTTCAGGAAGGAAAAGCGAGGGAAATTGTGTATAAGACCTGTTTCTAAGCTCATTTATTATCTGATTGAAGCGGACGAAAATCTCTTTTTTAGGGAACTCATTTCCATTTTTATTTGTAATTAAGCGATGAATTGTTGCGACATTTGTATTTAAAAGTTTTGCTAATTCTTCAAAAGTTGTGCGAGATGCAAATTTATAAGTCTGTAACTTGTTCATAAAGTAGATCATAAAGGCTCCTGGTTAAATTTATTTACTGAAATTTAACTTTCTTTAGGTGCCTTGTCAACCTATTTCTTAGAGGTCACGGAAGATTTATTTTTTCTATGCAGAATACGTGCCATGGGAGGTAGCAAAAAAGAAGGGGAAAGGCGGGAAAAATGGCCGAAAGGGGGGGTAAAAATTATAAATACGTAAGATTTATCTTAAGTGCTTAAAACTCCATATTAAAAAGTGGCTTATTCATTAGACTTTTGAAATGGTCATTTTTCGGGGTGTTTTTTGGTGCATGAACACTGTGTTAGGGGGATTTTTTACTACTTATATTTATTATTATTATATATATATATATAAATATTAGTAAAATGAAAACACGATCTTTTTATCCACTGGTCCGGCAACACGTTTTTTGGCTTTTTGCCTTTTAGGGCTGCACTGGTTTTTGGAAAAATGGCCTTATTATTGATAAATCTTCCACTTTTGAAATGGAATGGAGATTGCATGAGGGATTTGAGGTGCTACATTGTAGGATGCACAGTTTGTGGATAATTTCGGGGACAGTTTACCTATTAGAGATATGACCACACATTTTTGTTGACAAGTTTATGTTTGAGTGTTACAGATTCTGGCATGGAATATGATATAGAGCTGTCCGAGCATTTCATTGCACTGCGAAAAGCTGTTGAAGATTCACGAAAGTTGCTGAAAGAAGCACCAAACCCATCGAAATTGGAGTTGGTGAAGATGGCTTCAGCAAATGCGTGCATCTTCCAGCAAGCTGCTATGCAGATGTTAGTTGACGCACGCATCAGTGATGGCGCAAAGAAGTTTAATCGTCTCGAAATGGCGTGCAGGTTGGCAGATGTAGCCACAAAGGCACTGACACTCGCACTTAAGCACAGTGACAAAGAGAAGGTCATTTTGCCGGCTGTAGTGAGTAGCGAGATTGGTGTTGATTCTGGTTTTTCGGAAGGTTCCGAATTTTAGTCGTTGTCGATGCAGTTTTCAAATATATACTGCTCATGTGTGGTTGTGAAGGTGTAATCATACCTCTCTAAAGCCTCTCTACAGGTTGTGATTATTCCAGTCCCCCAGCAAAGAGCATTTTCTACAGCTCCTGAAATGATAGCCGCTTCGTCAGGTGACATTGGTGTTTTGTTTGGCATTTTGTTCTCTTTGTTGTGTTTTTCGGAAGGTTCCGAATTTTAGTTTAAAGGTCTGATCAACACTTCAGTCGTAATATGGTTGCCAGCAATGTAGTCAACCATCTTCATGTAGTGGTCAAAGTCAATAGCAATGACCGGCAGGATTGCAGGGCTGTCGCTTCTTAATACCATTTCAGCAAATAATTCGTCATTGGTGCGGCCTTGGGTTAGTTTCATGGGTGTCTCTTGGGTTGGGGTTTGTGGGTTAATCTAGTTTGCCATCGCACTGCAAAGCGTGCATGATGCAGTAGCCAAGTTCTTTTGCAGCTTCTTCATAATCATAAGCAATTTCTTTTTGAAGCCAATATTGTGTACTATAAAGGTGTGTTTAGTTTTGCGGGTTAAAGAAATTTCCATGCCTGCAACGGTAGTTGAGAAGATTTTCTCGTTCATTGCTTTGCCTCATACTTTTCAACAAATTTTGCTGTTTGGATGGCCAAGTCAAGTCTCAACCAAGGACACATGTCAAGTCGTAGAACTGTCAACAGCTTTTTGCTCCAGAAATGAGGGTTTTTATTTTCGACAGTATATTCCAGTTGCCAAACGAGAAGGATATTTTGAATGAATTTTTGATCAGTTGGCATAATTGTTGCCTCATATAGTAGAATTGCCTTGCTTTTGACTGGCTGGTTGAGTGGATACGGGCGATGTTCTTGTGGGTTTCGGGCTGTGGTCGAATTTTGCTGGAGTTGATTTTGCCTGTCTGCCTGTTAATGGAAATGAAGTAGACTTTGGTCATGGTTTTAGCTCTCTTGCATAAACCACGTTGTCGGATTTATGCTTTGAACGGAATTTAGAGTCACCCCTTCTTAGGCAATTTACATGCTCATACAAGAAGGTTGGCGACGTCGACAATGGCCTTGTGAATACAATGATGCGATTTTTCATAAGCTGTCAACTACTAATTCATACTCATTACCATCAAAGTTGATCTCGACGATGAAACCAACTCTCGTAAGGTCTTCAGCAATAGCGTCGGCCTGATATTTGTTTGTGTAATAAAGTTTCATTGTGGGGCCTCCTTTTATGTTTTAGTTTTCGGAAGATTCCGAATTTTAATGGGGTATTTCTAGCATCTTTATATCATGTTGATACATACTCTGTATTTCTGTCTCATATACAGCGATTAACTTACCATTCTTAGCTTGGCAAGTGTACAGTACTGGGTTGAAACTAATGTGGATCTCCTTGATTATTACATTCTGCCCCTTGTAGGCACAGTCTTTGGTAACATTCACTTTTTCTTCAAGATAAAATTCCATGATTTTTCTCCTTTTTCGGAAAGTTCCGAATTTTAGTATTTTTCTTTGTAATCAACAAACAAAACTTTCCTTCCGTTGCAATCTTCAATGAAACCTTTTATTAGTTTGCCTTCATATCTGAGGCAGGCAACTGCATGGTTGCCAAAAGATTCCCAGAATTCTACAGTTCTTTCCTTGCAATACTTCTTCGCCCCGTGAAACAAGAGCACTTTTTCTTTTGGTAAGTTAACCCAACGAGAGCCGCTATTATTTAAGTAGTAAGTTCCTTGTCTCATGATTTTACCTCAATTTTAGTGGTTATACCGTCGTTTGTTACTACAAAGGGGGGTATAAACGAATAATCTTCAATTAATCCAAAATGTTTTAGTGAATTAAGCGAATCATAAAGAGTTTGTTTATGTTGGTAGAACTCCCAACAAGAATTCGCGCTATTATGGTAATTATTATATAGTCTTATTAAATGCGCTGCGTGTAGGACTATTTTTTGGTAGTCTTTCTTATTCATAATTTACCTCAATTTTCGGAAGTTTCCGAATTTTAGTGATTGACAGCCGTTGACAGCCGTAATTTGGCGCGACGGACGTGAAAATTCAAGCGTTATAGTTTATAAAATATAGCGTCTTCTTCCTTGCTGCTAAAATAAGAAAAGGCGTTGTCCCGTAACAGGACAACGCCTTTGGTGTGAAATGAGGTTGATAATTCTGTTTAGTGTGCGGATAGTTACAACTCGCCTACCTCCATCAACCTCTATACTGTTGTTTATAACCTTGTTTATGCTCCTACTTGCTATCGTAGGTGCTGTCACTTGGCTATTGGTATGTTATAAAACCGTTTAACCTCTACTTTTTTCGGAAGTTTCCGAATTTCTAACTCCAAATTTTGGACATAGTAGTCCTATGGAATCAAGAATTGGCCCTTCTTATTAAGCGGGGAAACTTTAGCACCTTTATTGGTGTCAAGGTAAACGCTCGCCATACCGGCCTTTAAACACGCTAACCAAAAAGGATAAGGAGCTCTCTAGCTTTTAGACCTTACTTGCCTTTTCCAGCATATCTTGCTGGTCTGCTTTATGAATCTAATCTTGCTTTTCGGAAGTTTCCGAATTTTGCGAATCTCGAAAACTTAAGCAAGCAAACACGTTTACAGAGGTATTCTGGCAGCTATCCTATCTGATTGACAGAAAGTGCTTACCTACTTGCCTGAAACGGTCAAAAAAGGCCCTGGTTTGTATTTCAGAAACTTTTTTGACCGTTCCTGTGCAGACTCAACAGGAACGGTTTTAGGGGCTATTTTGTGGTTTTTTGAGGGTACAGATTAGGCCGCGACAGCAGCCGAGCCAGCGACACGATCAAAAATCTCAACTAAAGCCCTAACAATGTCATCAGAATCAGACTCAATTGCAAGCCGTCTCAGCAGTTCGCGGCCTTGCGCCAACAAATCAGCGTTACTTGGCCCGGTGACGATCTTAACCTTTTCCTCGCCTTTGTCCTCGCCTTTCTCAGCAAGCGCCGTCAAGCTCGCTTGCTCTTCCTCGTGCTCAACTTTAGCGGCAGCGTTTTTAAAGCCAGCCGCAATGGCCTCGTTATCAAGCCTTAACGCCTCTTCTTTATCAAGCCGTGCTTTGTGCATCTTGCGCAGGCACTCAAAAGCAAGGCCAGCGGCGATTTTATCAGCATTGCCAGACTCAAGCATAGCCGTTACGTTTACGGGCTTGGCCTTGCCCTTGACGATAGGTGCGCGCCAGACTCCAAGTGCCGCCATGCGACGACGGAAAGCATCATGAGGTGTATCCGCGTCGATGCGGCGCATCTCGTCATAAAGCTTGTCCGTGCCCTTCTTTCCGAGCTTGGCGAGTGACAATAACTTGATAAGCATCTCGTCACTGCCCTTTTTAACGCCTTTCAGGTGTGACGTTGCAAAGGCATCGCACTCACTGTTGCACTGGCGCAAGTAGTCTTTTGCTCGTGCTGGTGATTTGTTGCCGTCTTTTGCTGTGGTGGTCTTGGTTGTTTCGGGAATAGTGGTGGTTGTCATGATGTTGTTCTCCATTAGGTTGTTTATATTGTATTTTTGCACGATTGCAAGGTAGATTACTCGCCTGTTACAGCCTTATTATATACATTGTTGATAAATGCTTTTATCTCTTCCTTATAGACACAATTCTATATCTCTTCCATAACCATACCATGGATAACGGGAGTAAGAAAAAGCTCAATGTCCGTTATTACCTTAATAAGATTGTTTGTAATGATAACAGTCTTTTTGGTATCGCTTGTAATAGGCATGATGTTGTTCTCCTTTAGTGGTTGTTTGATTATCTACCCTCAACAGCTTTTATGGTGATGCTACCGGTAAAGGGAACAAATTCGTTCATTTCCCAAGTGTTGCAGTACTCACCAACACAACCGGGTTCATTATTGCAAGCAATAATCATGCCCGTTGATGGACCGCTGAACATGATAAGTAGGTCTTCATCTTTACTTATCATGATTTTAGGCCACTCTGGTAAAGGCCCCTCTTGTTTAACAAAGGATGTTTCCATGTTGTTCTCCATTAGGTTGTTTGTACTGTGCTTGATTACTTACCGTTGACAGTTTGAATGCTAACGGTACCTGTGAAGGGGGAGAATCTACCCATAGTCCAACCCTTGCTATAATGCCCGGCACGGTAATTGCCGCTACTGCAAGCAATAACCGTACCTTCACCATGGTCAGTAAACATAACCACGGTGTCGTTATGTTTGTTTATCATCATCAATGGATAACCAAGGGCTGCGGATTCAGGTAATATAATCGTGTTCATGATGTTTCTCCATTAGGTTGTGTTTGAAGTGCTCTCCTTTATGTTGTCTATATACTAGCTTGTATCAGAGACGCTGTCAACTGCTTTGTTCGTGTGGTGAACAGCTTTATTTGTGTGGTGGACAACTTCTCTTTGCTCCCTATATAGCATAGACCATGCCACAATTAACGTAATGGTATTAGTCAATAATAACAGCATGTTAGGTGATGTAATGTGCATACTAGTAGGTACAATTAGTAAAAGATATTGTACTAGGTAAAGTTAAAAGCATTGATAAAGATAACAATAACAATATGTTAAGTGGATTCAATAAATTGTACCTATTGTTTAAATATTTGTACCTTTGTCGTCTCTCTGTGTCGTCTCTCTGTGTCGTCTCTCTGTGTCGTCGTCTCTCTGTGTCGTTAGTTGTTATGAACAATGTTAGGGGCTACTGTCATGAAGTGGTAGTTGTTATTAACAATGTTAGGGTAGCCTACCAAGTGGTGGTAGGTGATCTGGATATTGTTAGTTGCGTGTAGTATTGTTAGTGACGTATACCGATATTAGTGACCATGAAGATGTTTAGGTGCGGCCAGACCCATTCGAAAATTCTGCCCATTAAAAACGTTTTGTAAGACAAATAACCATTGACAAAACCAATAACAATGTTATACTCGACTAAACAATTAAACCTTTACCTACTACACCTATGCAACTAATAACAAGTAACTATAAAAATATCCCTCTCATAGTCCCAGCAGTAGGTTTTATATGGCCCCAAGAAATAAACTTTCCCTCATGCTGTGGCTATGACAAAGGCTTCCAAGAGAAAATAGTCCCAGACTATTTCTATGGTGTGAACGTAAGCCCCGCTTGTTGGGTGCATGATCAGATGTTCACACTCGCTGACCCTAACTGGAAAGACTTCTATCTCGCAAACGATACCTTTATCCATAACTTGAAACAGATCATTGAACACGAATCTGGCAATAGAGTGATGAAACAACTAAGAATTATCAGAGCTTATGAGTATTACGCGGCTGTAATGTTGCCTGGGTCAATAGCATTTTGGGCTATGAAAGCTAAACAAGGTCCCAAAAAATGAAAAGAGACAAGACAATTACAGTACGTTTGTCACAAGAAGAGATAGATTTGTTGAAAGAAATCAACGAAAATATCTCAAAAGCTATCAGAATTATGATAAAAACAATCAAAAGGTACAAGAATGAGTATAACGATTGACCTTTCTGCAGAAACTGAACAACAATTCCAACGTGTTAAACGACTTGCCGAAGAAGCCGACGATGACGATAGTGCTGACTCATTGTCAAGCAGAGCAACTGCAATGCGTGCGCTAACAGACATGATTAAGACATTGACTGAGTCTCAGGAGAAGCTCATTAACATCAAACGCCTCAACTGTATCGAGCAGGCACTCATAACGCTGGTCAAAGACACAATGCAACCTAGACAATACGAAGCTTTTCTCAATGACCTTGAAGCAAGGTTGAGCACAGTCAACGAATGAAGAAGACACTCATCCGACAAGCAGCCTCCTGTCTTGATAGAATAAAAACTGCCCTCCTTCCTGACGCTGAAGGTGTCAAGAAATTTGTCCTTGAAAAGACAAAGCTCAATACATTGCCATTTTCATTGAAGGATCATGAGTATCAGCAGTTTATATTGGAGATTTGCTCAAACCCAGACATTGATCTAGTCATTCAGAAGTCATCGCAGCTTGGTATATCAGAAGTAGTCTATAGAATACTACTATCTTTTATGGCTCGTATACCAGGATTCTCTTGTGCTATAGTTTTTCCGACTATTGCAATGAGTGTTGAGGTTTCTAAAACTCGAATTAGTAGAATTATAGAAGAGTCTGAAGAACTATCAATGATGTTGAGTAAAGATGTAGACAGTTCTACTGTAAAAATGTTTACCAATGGATCAGTTCTCTATTGTTTAGGTGCTTCTACCAGTAGCAAGTCTACTGTTATTAACAGACCATTACGTGCTATAATTTGTGATGAAGTAGCTAGATGTGATATGTCCATTGTAACTGCCTTAAAGTCTAGGCAGAGGCACCAAAAACATAAGTCATCAATCTATTTCTCAACCCCAATCTCAGAAAATTTCGACATCTCCTTAGAGATTGATAAGTGTGGTGTAATCTGGGAACAGTTATTATCCTGTAGTGAGTGTGCTCACAAATTCTATCCTGACTTCTTTGCCAATGTACGTCTGCCAGGATTTGATGACCAAATAAAAATGCTCAAGTCAAAAGATATTGATGAGAGTGATGATTTAGATTTGTCAAAAGCCTATTTAGAGTGCCCTAACTGTAAGAAGCCTACTACTTATCACCATCATCAAATGGAGTGGGTTAATACTTGCAAATTTCCTAATCGACCAAAGATTGGTATCAAGCTTGGTGCTTTTGCCCTACCTAATTATGTTAGTGTAGCTGACATGGTAAGGGACTATTTAGGGTATGATGATAAAAACGAGTTCACAAATCAGTGTCTTGGCTTGCCAGTCTCTAAAGCAAACACTAGTGTTGATGTCTCACAGATGCAGTTTGTTGATGAAGAAGCTGGGGATATGAATGTGTGGGGATTAGATATCGGCAATATGACGACCCTTACTATAGGTTCTATAAAAGATGGGAATATTCTAATTCATACCGTTGCTCTAATACCTATCAAAGACATAGATGTAGAGCTTCCAAAGTACATCAGTGATTACAGGTGTGTGGCTGGGGTTATTGACTATGGCCCAAATACAACTCTGTCTGTAAGATTGTCTAATACCTACCCAAATTCGTGGTGCGCCATATACACTGTACCTGCTACTCCACAGTTAGAACTCATTAAAGTTAAGGTGGTTGATGACGAGGCACTTGGTGTAGTGAGACAAGTAGCTATAAACAAGAATCCATTCTTTGACGACCATATTACAAAGGTAATGGAAGGTAAAGTAAAATTTAAAAATGGTGATAACAACGCTCTGATAAGGGACCACTACTCTGCTCTACGAAGAGTACGCGATCCCCGTAGTATAGAGACTCGATATATTTGGCAAAAGTTATATGGCAGTAAGACCCAAGATCATCTGGCACACAGTTGCGTGTATCTATGTACAGCTGCGAGATTAATTGAAAAAGGGTCTGCAATGTCATTGCCTTTGTCAAGTCTCGTTCAAGGTTTTCGTCTAAAAAGTGATCTCTGATGTAAAAATAGTTGTTGACTTTATTCTTACTAGTTAGTAATATATTCTAAACCTAAAGGAGGTTCCATGGTTATAGAACAACTAACTTGCAAGCGATGTGGTGCAGAATGGTGGCCTAAGTCACCTACACTACCAAAAACTTGCGCAATCTGTAAATCGAGGTTTTGGAATGACGACGAAACAAATCAGCAGCGAAAACGTAGAGAAAAGAGAGAAGCCGAAGCTAACTCAAGCAAGGGTTAGAGAACTATTTGATTATGACCCATTAACCGGCATAGTCACTAGAAAGACTAAACCTGCCTGGAATACTAGTATAGGGGAAGTTGTAGGTGCTAAGGATCTTAATGGCTATCTAGTGACTAAGATAGATGACATCCAGTACAAATTACACCGTATTATATTTTTATGGCTGGAGGGATATTTACCTGAAAATCCTGTGGACCATATCGACCACAACCCCAGCAATAACATCTGGAGCAATATTAGAGAAGTTTCTCATAGTTGCAACAGTCGAAACTGTAAGATGGCAAAGAATAATAAAAGTGGAGTTAATGGCGTAAACTGGCATCCCAGAGATAAAGTTTGGTGTGCCAATATACGCTTTAATCATAAACATGTAAACTTGAAAGCCTCTAGAGACTTCACCGAAGCAGTCGCCCATAGACTGGCTGCTGAACAAGCTTTGGATTGGTCAGGTTGTGACTCAAACTCTTCAGCTTATCAATACATGCAGGCATATGTAAGAGGTGAAGATATGCAAACCTACCTAAAAGACTTAGCCAACAAATAATATTCTTAACTCCCCCAAACTTTTTTCTTGACAACCTAAACAACATAGTTTATCCTTGACTAAATTACTCTATTAGTCAAGGATAAACTATGAAGTCGATCCTCATTATACCCCTACTTTTGCTTCTGCTGTCAGCCTGCTCTACCTCCAAGCCAAATACAATTGGTAATGGTGTTGTTGACCCTGTCGAAGAAGCTACCCTCAGATTGTCCATTTCTTTAGCCTTTGACAGTTACCCTGTTGCTGTTGAGCCTGCAAACATTGTATCTAGTGTACTACTCTCTAACCTCAATGACACTGAGATGGATGATGCAGCTCTCCTAAACACAGTTGATGCGATTGTCAAGGACAAGACAAAGGAACTGAATCTAAAAAATTCAGATAAAGCTGCCTTTAATTTATTAATAATTATTGTCAAGGAAAAAATAAAAGAATTAATAAATATAGAAAAAATCCCAGAAAGTCAAAGAGTTGTTGTCATTAAAGACTTAATTAAAATTGTCAACGAAGTAGCAAAAGCTAGACGATAATGGCAAGAGCACCTAAGACAAAGACAGCAGCAACTGTAGAAGAGAAGTTCCCAACTAAAACTGGGCCTGTAGTTGCTCCAGTATTTCTCAAGAAGTCGAACGGAACCATTAGTGATGGCTCTGTCAATAGAACGAATGTTGATCTAACAACGCTTCGTACCGAAAGTACAGCTAAAGGCACTATCAAGAAGTTCATTGACGAGTCTCCTGACTTGTCACTCGCTTCATCCTCGCTTGCAAGATTCGCAATTACAGACAGTTACACAGTCATAGCCTATAACTTAGAAGGTAAGATAGATGTACCAGCAACAATTGCAGCAATTACACTCGCTAATCGGTTGGATAAACTCAAGCCTAACTATACAGGATTCAATTTCCCTAGTGATTTTAGGAGCTTATCTGAAAGTGCAATCAAGTGTCTCAATATTTCAGGCAGCTTTGGCAGCGAATTAGTCCTTGGTAAAGGCAAAACTCCAGAAAGAATCAACATTTTTTCTACCCGTGAACTCAAATATGAAGAGTCTGGTGACAAGGTTCGGCCCTATTTAGCTATCAATGGGGTGAATGTTTACCTGGATTCTCCTCTAATCGAGATCACCTGCCTTGATCAAGACCCTGAAACTGCCTACTCCACATCCCCTTTCAATGCTGCAATCCAACCTGTTCTCGCTGACCTTGAACTAGCCAATACTTTAAGACGGGCGTTTGCCAAAGCCTCACTCCCAAGAGTGGCTGCTTCCATTGATCAAGCCAAGTGGGTTGAAAGTTTACCGGCTGATGTTCGTTATGATAGTGTTAAGCTCAAAGCTGCTGCTGATGAGTTAGTCAGCAACATCCAACGAGAGTTGAATGGGTTGCAACCTGAAGATGCTTTAACGGTATTTGACACGGTCAAGGTCGAGCATTTGTCTGCGGGTAATATCAGCAGCCACGAAGCAGCAAAAGAGCAGCGAGCAATGGTAAATGCTCGCGTGTCAGCGGGGTCACGGACGTTGCCCTCCATCCTCGGCAGAGGAATCGCGAGCGGAAATTCTTCCACAGAATCAATGCTTTACCTGCGTACAGTAGAAGGTGGGGTTCAAGAAAAACTCAACCAAAACTTTTCTGCTCAGTTAACTACAGGTGTTAGGCTACTCGGTCATGATTGTTTTGTGATCTTCAAGTATGCTCCGCCTTCATTAAGACCAAAAGATGAGCTGTGGAGTTTCGAGGCACTGAAGCAGTCGTTGTTCCTTGAGCAGTTGTCGCTTGGTATAATTTCTGATGAAGAGTGCTCTTTGATTCTTACAGGCTCACTACCCTCTGGTAACTACACCCCACTATCTGGCACAGGGTTCAGAGCAAATACGGCTCCAGAAACAGGAAATCCGTATAGCAACACCTCAGTTTCTCCTGATGGAGTCAACGATACTGCTGCCGGAAAAGCAACAACTCCCAAAGACCAGCAACCCAAATCGAATTCGACTTCAGGAAAGTAAAATTATTTAAAAATAATCCTTGACAAAGTAATTTTATTATTCTATAGGATAAGGTATGACTAAAAATATTATAGAGATCACAGCAATTCATCCTTTCCGAACAGAAGAGTTATTCGACTCTTACGCTCGGATTGAAGCCTTCATTGACTCTGCAGAGTACCTTGAGAGAAAGGCTGCTTACGATGACGAGGAGGATGAAGAGGATTATGCAAATAGTGCAGACTATGATGTGATCAATGGCACTGCAGTATACAAGATTTCTGGTGGTATTCTCTCATCTGGAAATTGGTTGACTCGTATTTTTGGTTATGCGTCGTATGATGAAATTCGTAGAAATGTCATGCACGCTGCAACCAACCCTGAAGTCCAAGATGTTCTACTCATGTTTTCTTCTCCCGGTGGAAGCGCGTTTGGAGTTGTTGACGGGGCTGAGGCTATCAAGAAGGCTGATGCTATCAAACCTGTCTATTCTTATACTTCAAGTATGTGCTGCAGTGGTGCGTACTGGTTGGGGTCACAAGCAAGGAAGATTTTTGTCTCCCCCGAATCGGAAAGTGGCAGTCTTGGGGTTAAGTTGGTTCACGTTTCGCGTGAAAAACAACTTCAGGACGAGGGAATTTTGGTGACTGAAATCAAATCTTCTGAGCTTAAAGCCGTTGGTTCACCCCACAAAAATTTAAGTGACAAAGAGCTTTCTCATTTGCAGGACCAAGTAAACCAGATAGCAACAATTTTTAGCACGTCAATGCAGAAAGCCCGACCTAATTTGAAGACTGAAGCCCTGAATGGAGCAACATTCATTGGTGAAGAAGCAGTCAGGGTTGGGCTTGCAGATGCTGTGTTATCATATGATGATGTTATGCAATATATTCAAACTCAACGTTCCACCACCACACAAACTCATGGAGGTTTTTCTATGAACAAACAGGCACTTAGAGCTGCCTTGGATTCGGGCAAAAGCCTCGATGAAATTGGCTGCACCCAAGAAGAAGTAGATAAAATTTTGAACGCAGAAGAGAACACTTCTGAAGAGGAAGTCACGGAACCGGTTGTGGCTGAAGAGACTGAACTGGCCTTGGAAGTTAAAACTGAGGATATCTCTAAACAACTTTCCACTCTTACTGACGCTCTGGTAGAGAAGGACCAGAAAATTGCAAATCTTGAAGCAACCATTGCTGCAGCTTCAGCCAAGTTCGAGGCTCAAGCTGTCACCCTGAAGCAGATCGTAGCCGAAGTTACTACGAATCGGCGTATTGCGCTGAACTTCCAATCTTCTGTTGATCTGACCAAGTTCAGTACTGAGTCTCTGCTTGCAGAGTATGAAGCTGTTACTGACGCTTATGACAAAGAATTTAAAACGGGTGGACTGTTTAAGAAACGACAAGCCTCCGTTGAAGAACCCAAAGGTGAGCAATCTCCTCTGGTGCAGGACTCTATTCATGAGGGCCAACTTCGGGCCGCTAACATCACGCGATAAATCTTAAATAAGGAGATATTAAAATGGCGTGGACTTTTGACGAATTGGCCAATCTGAATGATCTGGTTTCGGCCAAACTTGGTACTGGCACTGTAGCTGCTGGTGGTAATCTCACTGATGCCGATATTGGCAAACCTGTTAAACTTGCTGCCGCCAATACCTATGCCTTGTGTGCTGATGGCGATGGTATTGATGGATTTCTTGCAAGTGTTGATGCTTTCACTCAGGATGGCTATGCCTTTGGCACTGTCCAGATTGGTGGACGAAAATGGGTACGCTGCGATGGCGCTATCACTTTTGGTTATATGGTAGAAGCTGCTGCTCCTGCTGCTGCAAAAACCGCTGAAACTCTTGGTTATGGTAAGGTTTCTGTAAGTGGTGTTTATGCTGGTGTGGCTGGGACTGCTGTCGATACTACCGCAGAGCTGCTTCCGTACATGCACCGCAAACATTGGAAAGTTATCTCCGGATCTGGCGCAGACACTACGCTTGTTCTTGTTGAGAAACAATAATTTAACTATAGGAGATAACATACAATGGCAATGGATACTTGTTCGTTTGTTGACAAAACTGGTGCGCGGGTTGAGGCCCGTGTAACTCTTGATCATTATCAAGAGGCGCAGCGGCAGGGTAAAACCCTCCGTCAGTACATTAATGCAACTATGCCTACGGTTGCTGACTCTAAATATGATTCGTTCACTCAGTTGTGTGCGTCTGCTGGTCTGAACTTTACTGGTGACAACAGTTTGGGTCTGAAACCAACCACTATGGCGGATGTCATTTTCGGCACTGCTCCTGGTGGAGTTGGTTTCAACGTAGCTGCTCAGGGTCTTGAGATTAACCCGGTTCAGTCCCGTGTTCTGTTCCCTGCTGCTATCATTGAGCTGGTAGAGAACCAGATGAATTATGATCGTCAGTCCCCTGTTGTTGCTTTTAACAACATGGTGGCTATGACCACCACTGTCGCCAACTCTCGGGTTGAGCAGCCGGTCATTGACTATACCCGTAAACGTGGTCCGGAAGAGGCTCGTAATCAGGCCCGTGCTCAGTTGGCAGAGCCTGCAGTGATGATGACCATCAAAGCCTCTGAGAAGAGCATTACCATTCCTGAGACTCCGATTGCAGTCATGATCTCTGATCAGGCCCTGCAAGGCACTACCATTGATATGGTAGCTCTGGCAATGCGTCGGCAGTCTGAGGTAGAGGCGTATAAGCGTGTTGGTGAGGACTTGCTCGACATCTTGCAGGGTGATTTGGATGCAGGCTCGTATGGTACTGCTGCCCTTGCCCAGCTCAATGCCGACACCTTCGACAGTGCTATTGCTGCTGATGGTGTAATCACTCATAAGGCTTACATGAAGTGGTTGTATACTGGTCTACAGAAACGACAGATCGACTACATCGTTACTGACTATGCTGGTATGTTAGCTATTGAGGGTCGTACTGATCGCCCGACCAATGTACAGAACAACAGCACTGATCGACTTGATACTCCGTTCTCTCTCATCTATCCTAACCTTGTTGACAACGTCAAGATCTATGTAGTGCCGTCTGACTACTCTTGGCCTGCAAACACTTTGATGGGTCTGGATTCTCGGTTTGCTATGCAGAAGTTTGTTAACAGCAATGCTTCCTATAGTGATGTTGAGAGGTTTGTGCTTCGTCGGGGTTCTGCCTTCGTATCGTCCTTCGGCATGAAAACGGTGCGTATCTTCGATGATTCTTTTTCGGTAGTTAGCCTGACCAACAGCTAATCTTAGTACTTAACCCAACTGTCAAGTAACCCTTGACAGTTGGGTTAACCTTAAACAACACCTATCACGCTTGACTTTGAGTATATCTTAGCAGCGCACCCCGATGGGTTACTTATATAAGGTGTGTTATGGCTCGCCCCAGAAATAAACCAGTTGAACCAGTTGTTGTGAGTTCTGTTCCAGTTGATGAAGTAGAAGAGACTCCAGCAGTTGAGATGCCCAAGGTTAAAGAAGTAAAAATTATTAAGGTCTATTGTACGAACAACTCTCTCTGGCACCCGTTTCAGGCCAAATACATTCCTATTAATCCTGAACATGCTGTGCCTGTGATTGAAGACAATTGGCTTAAAAGCCAGATGAAGGCTAATCTTGTAAAAGAGGTTTGACATGTTCAGCACAATCGCTCCCTCTATTGCTCAAATAGGTGTGACTGCTATAGTCGCTGGTGTATGGGCTTATCTGTCTGTAAAGAAAGAGCAGCTTGTTGAGATCCCTGTACCTATCATTGTGGCCCTTTGTGCGGCTTGGGGATTGAAAGTAATCCCTGGCATGCTTGGTGGTGGTTGAGTTGATCAATATCCTTGACTATACAACATACGCTGATGTGAGAGCTGTACTTGGTGTAAGCGAGTACGAGGTAGAGGACACTACTCTCGCCTTAGCTACTTACGCTTCTGCTCTTCAGCGAGCTTTGCGGTCTACTTCTGATAGTGCAGGTAAGACTCTCTATGCTTATTTTGATGAGCTTGATGCTTTACCTTCCCCAACAGAAACCCAAGACACCTTACTTGGTTTAATAAAAGAGTTTGCTACTTATACTGTAGCTGAAGTTTGTTTATCTGGCCTGTCGCTAACAGCTATGAAGCAGGAATCAGATGGCAAGACTACTGCTGTTCGTTTCTCTGCCGAGTCTACGTTTCTTAGCGTGAGCAATAACATTAGAGCTAACCTAGCAACTATTAAGAACGAGCTAAGTGTAGCACTAGGTGCTACAGTAAGTTACAATGCAATTTCGCTTATCAATAGAATTGTTCCTGAAATTGATCCGGTAACTGAATAATGAACTTGCATAAGTCTGTAAAACGATTTGCAACAGAGTCTTTCACAGACCCATATAATGTGCTTACGCCAGCCCTTAAAGGTAGACTGACTGTTTTTAACGAAGTCACAAACTCTGGACAATCATCAAGACGAAGAATTCTTGAACTGCAACCTGAGCTTGCAGTTTTTGCTAATAATGTCGTTACCTTAAACAGTGAGAATTTCATTGTTGGTTACGGCAACCAAGATATGTGGAAAGGAGAAGTGATACGAGTTAAGTACCCAGTGTTGCCGGTTGGTGCTACATCCAAGGTTGCCTCTGTTTACCAGATTCTTTCTGGTTCGCTGCCAACTAGAGATGTTTACGGCCATCCAATTTTTATAAAAGATGTTACTCTTGAGAAACAAGAATCAGAAATATTCTCAAACTTTTCTTTTTACTTTGCTAGAAACGAAGCAGTAGCAAAAGGAAAGATTGTTGTACACAACAGTAGCAATTATTACAGAGTAAGAAATGTTCCATTCGTTGACAATGCTGGATTCCTTGTAGCTGACGTAACCCTGTTAGAGTCCCCATTGCAGACGTTAACATTCTCAAGTGCTGGAACTTATGACCCTGTCGCGGACACAAGCATAGCTCCTGCTACACAAAGTGTACAGGCGTTTGTTGAAGAAGCTTATCTATACTATGACAACACCTCTGAGAGATTTGCTGAGTTAAAGCCTGGAGATAAGACCATAACCATTAAGCCAACTATTGCTCCAAAAGTGTCTGATACTGTTGGATCATTTAGAATCTTATCAATCTCTGTTGATGCTGATGGTTGCAGTATCTGTCATTGCCGACCATGATAAAGCTAAATGCTTCTCAATTCGCCAAGCAACTAAGAGAGATCAGTTCAGTTACTCTGTACAAACGTGGTGGTCAGGCGCTTAAAGAAGCTATTGAGGATGACTTTGATATCCTTCTCATGCAGACTCCACAGTATAGTGGTTCTACTGTAGCGTCCTATAGAATAGGGCTGAAAGCAGAAGACACCTTTGAGATATTGCCAAAGCCAGCCAGTGCTAATGAAGCTTTTGAACGGGGACATGAGACAGCGGTAAATATTGCAAGAGTTGCTAATGCTGGTGCTATCCCCGACGATTACAAAGGATACTTAACAAAAGATCTAACAATTACTAATGGTTCTCCTCAGTGGGATGTTGTCGAGTATGGGCCAGTTAGAGATGTGAATGAACCTGCTGGGGCTTTTGAACGCTTCAAAGAAAGGTTGAGTAGCAGAATTATTGATGTTGACCTTGGTGATTTATGATATCTCTTGATGAAGTCAGAAGCACAATCATTGAAACAATAAAAGGTCTACATACTGCTAGTTATTCTGCTATTCCGATTAACTATCCAAATAAGTTTGTAGTTGATCTTGAGCATTTTGCAGGTACATTCTTTGTCACTGTCTCAGTTAATTACGGGGACACCTTAGTAGCAACAGATGTTACGGGGACTGATGCAGAAGTTCATGGAACTGTAACTGTCTCTACTGTATTTAAAACCAACACTGGTTTAAACGGGACCACACTGTATTCAAATATGTTGCTTGGTGGTTTGTTGTTTAAAACTATTAGTGGGGTTAACTATGTAGACATGAAGTCTGTTGAAATAAACCCATATCCAGGATATAAAGGTATAGCTAATATTATTAGGTTCATGGTCATTTAATACTTGACAGAACTACTAATGTTAGTGTAGTCTATAATTGTTGTATAAGGCCATCTTGGCCTCTTTTTAATTTCTTGCGAAACAAAACAAAATAACGGAGGTATGCAAGATGGCAATTAATGGTGGTTATGTAGCTGCTCAAGCGAGTATGCTTACTGTACACAGCGGTAAGAGCACTCAGCTCGTAGTTAAAGGTCTGCAGGATATGACGCTGCCTCTGGGATTTACTCAGAATACGGAGAGTGTAGATGTCATCGGTACTCGAATCGGCACCAAGTACGCTACGGGTGCATCGTATTCTGACATTGAGTCTAACTATTACTTTGCGAAAGGTGATGTTTCGCAGACTTATCTATCTACTTGCGCTCGTACTGGTGCTCAGATCCAGGATATGTGGTTCTGGCTAGACTCCACTGACTTCGTAGCCCTTGATCTTATTACTGATCCTGGCGGCTACGTTATGGTTGGTACTTTCGATAGCCCAAAAGCTTCAAAGAATCAAATCTTTTCTTCTTCCATCAGTATTGTAATTGGCGGTAGCCACATCATGTATGATAAACATGCTGTGAATACTTCGTCTGCTACTTTCTCGTTGACTGCTGGTGGTGCGGGTGTTTCTGCGTCTGCCACTTCTGCTGACACGACCAACTACGGTTTTGTTGCTGACCTTGGCTTTGCAGTAGGTGATACTGTCATTGTTCATGGAGTTACCGGGCACCTTGACACTGTTTATTATCTTAAAATTGCTACTGTTTCTGACGCTACCATGACCTTTGTTGATGCAGTTGGCGATGAGGCTGTTTTGCCCACTACTACTGCTGCTACCACGATCAAGCTTCATGGTGGTGTGCCTATCGAGGTTCAAGCAACTTTCTAATTAATAACCCTTTGACCCTCCAAAGCGTTGCCCTTGTCTTGGTGGATATTGGCAAGCTGCGGAGGGTCATTTTTCAGAAGTTAAACTAAACCACCAAGACTATGAGGAATCAAAATGCCTAAATTAACAAGTGTAATTATCCGTACCTTTCCTATTCCCGGCGACCCTGACAAGGCCGAACTCAAAATTAAGCACCTTAAACCTGGGGAGATTCAGAAGATTGAGTCTGAGTTTACTGACTGGGTTGGTAAAGCTAATGGCGAAGACTCTTTCACAACTGAGTTGAAGTTCAATCCCACTCTTCAGCAACGGGCAGTTCGTGCAGCATCTGTTGTTGGTTGGAAGGGTTTCCGTGGGTTTGATGATGAAGTCATTGAGTGTAATCGCAAGAATATTAATCTGTATCTTGACGAAGATCCAGTGCTTGGAGATGGAGATAAAACTTTCTCTATGTGGATTGATACCTTTAGAAAAGCCTTGACTGATGAGATTGTTGGGGAGGACGAGGCAACAAAAAACTAGAACTCTGGGCAGAATTTTACTCTGGGGTAGGAAGGACATCTTGTGAAGTTTGTATTAAGACTAATAAACTTTATGAAACAGAACCTCCATGCAGCAGTTGTCGTCCTCCTACCCTAGAATGCAATCTACCTTTTCAAAGATTGTATTCATTCTGCTCAGATCAGTATTTAGTTGGAAGTGGCGGGGCCTTTGCCATAAACTTTTTAGCTGTAGACAAAGGTATGGATTACTTTGAAATTGGCCAGGAGGAGCGAGTTGAGTTTTATGAGAAAGTAAGATTTCTCGCTTCTAAAGTAATATCTTTACAACAAGAAGAACAAGAAGCAAACAGAAAAGCCAGCCAGAAGTAATGGCTGGCTTAGTTCCATAGCCCTAATAAATGAGGTATTTAATGGCTACACTTCTTAAAATTGGGGCCGATGTAACTGGGGCTGAAAAGGTAAACAGACTAGCAAGAGATTTAAGAGAGGCTGCTGACGCAACTGACGCATTAGCTAAGTCCTCTCAGAAAGGAAACTCTGAGTTTAAAACTATGTCCAGCGTTATGGCTGGTCTTGCAAGAGAAGCAGAGAAGTTAACCTCGTCTATTTCCCAATCAAAGAATGTGTTAGCAGGATTCAAAACTTCCCTTGACAGTATTTGGTCAAGTGGTAAGATGAACTCTGGTCTAAAAGAATTTGAATCCTCTATAAAAGAAGTTGGGCGTAACCTAGCTTATAGCCGTCAGCAACTCTCTGATTTTATTACTACTTCTGGTCAGTACTCAACTATTGCTACAGCCAATTCTCAGGCAACACATGCAACCTCAGTAGCTCTACGCGCTGAAGAAGCTGCTCGTGATGGGTTACTGCGTACTGAAGGTGCTTATGTTGATGCAAAAGCTAGAGAACTACTCCTAACAGACAAAGCTGCCATTGCATTGACTGCTGAGACTGTTGCAGTAAAAGCCCAGATTGCTGCTTACCAGAAACTCAACGCTTCTGGTAAGATGGGTAATTATGAAAAAGGGTTTGATTATGGTAAACAATTAAAGGACATAGAAACTTTCAATGAAGTAGAATCTCAGTTAGCTGCGAAGGAAGCTGAGATTGCTAAAATGCGAGCGGCCTTCAGCAAAGAAACTAAAGCTGCCTTAGCAGAGGAAGTTGCAGCTAGAAGAGCTGTCATTGCTTCTGTAGAACAGCAGTTCTTCGCGCAGCAGGAGTTAGAGAAGCAGAACTTAGCAAACAGAGTACCTACCATTACTCCTTATGCTCAGACTGGAAGAGAAAGACTTTCGGCTGGTAGTAAAGCAGGGGGGTATGATTACTCTGAGCAGATGAAGGCAGAGTCAAAACTTTATGATCCTACAACAGACAAACTAAAAAATCAGGTAGGGGTTTTAGGAAAGTTAGGAGAAGCCTGGGATAATGCTGGTAAAAAATCCAGTGTCTTTCACAACCTTATGCGGGGGGCTTCTGGCGCTATGGGGGGGCTATGGTTGACCTATGGGCAGATGCTGCCCATGATCGCCGGTTTTGCTACGGTAGCAGCCACAATCAAGACTGTGCAGCTTGGTGCCGAATTCGATGACATTGCCAGAAAAATATCTTTCCTAGAGACAAGTGCAGGTGGAGCAGCAATAACAACTGAGCAATTAGAGAAGCAACTGTTAACGATTGGGAACTCTCCTCAAAGTCTAACTGAACAGGCTGAGGGGCTACTAGAGTTTTCTCGTGCAGGGGTATCAGCAGCAGAGGCATTAAAACCTATTCAGCAAGAAGGTGGTACGACTACTACTATGCTTGAGCAGTTGTCTGCTATGGCCTATTATTCAGGCACTAAGCTACAAGATATCACTGCCCAAGTTCAGAAGTTTGCTTCAGCCTATAACACAGATGTCATAACTACAGCAAACGTAGTATCCAAAATAGCTGATATTTCTCAAGCGAGCATCCCTACCATGATGAGAGCGTTCGAGAACGCAACTTCTCAGAATGTATTGTTTGGTAGTAGCATTGAAGAAGTGGCGGCTGTTCTTGGTGTCATGCACGATAAAGGTATTGATGCAGCTAAGGCAGGTGCAGGATTAACCACTGCTATGACCAAACTTGTAAACCCAACAAAAAAGGTTCAAGAGCAATTTCATCAGCTTGGGTTTACTGCTATAGATACAACTACTGGCAAAACTAAAGATCTAGTCACTATGTTTGGTGACTTACAGAAAGCAGCAGATAAGTTGCCTGCCTCTATGCGAGCTGCTTTCTTAGAGGACTCTGGTGGGTTGAGGGGTCTGAAGGCAATTGCTCCGGGTATCGCCTCAGCAGAGCAGGCTCTTACTAACTTTAATAAGACTATCGGGGATTACAAGAATAAAGTTTCTGATGCTGGTGGAGAGGGTGGTAGGCAGTTTACCTACTTACAGAGGGTTATAGAGAGCTTAGGAGAGTCTGGTAAGTATAATCTTGATCTTCTTGTTGCTTCTATTAATAACTTGTTTGTAACCTCGTATGATAATGCTTCTTCTGTAAGAATGATGAAGGAGCTAAGAGACGTAGTCAATTCACAAGACACAAAGGACTCGTTCACTTTTATTGTTGATAAGTTAATTTGGCTGACAACAGCAGCGGCCAAAACTATAACTTTTACTATAAAAATTCTCGATTCTACAGATGCAGACACTAACAGAAAGCTAGCACTTATTGGTGGTTTAGTCGGTGCGAGGTTTGGTGGAATGAAGGGAGCAGCACTAGGGAGCACAGTTGCTACTCTTGGAGGTGGTGCTTTACTTGATGCCTTGGGCATAAATGATAAGTCCATTAGTAAATTAGAAGAAGCTAGAGAGAAAGTAAAGGTACTCCAACAGGCTCTAAACTATCAACAAAGATCGGTGCAAGAGGCGTCTAATCCAGTAACGAAGTCTTACCACAATTATAAACTCGATGATGTTACTAAGAGGCTACAAGCAGAGCGAGAGGTTGTTGCTGAACTTGAAAAAACAGCTGCGGCTCAGAACAACATTGCTCAGGCAACAGGTAAAGCTGCTGGGGCTGTTGGTAAGTTGACAGAAGCCCAGAGTTCTGCAGGAGAGGAGGCATTAAAGAGTCTTGACTACTATACTCGGCAAGCAGATCTTGTAGGTAAAAGTGAGGTTGAAAAAGTCCAGGCAAGAATTTCTGAAACTATTGCTGACCAGAAAAAGAAGCTTGATGCTGCTGGAATGTCGGCTGAAGAGTATAATAAAGTTTTAAGTGAGTCTGAACAGGCAATTAAGAAGTCCTTTGGCCCTGAACTTGAAGCAGCCAAGAAAAAGGATATAGCTCTAACCTCTGACCAGATACTAGCTAATAGAGCAGCCACTGCAGGTAGAAGAGCTGAGGCTGAAGCTAATAAAGAGGCTGCTCAGGCTATGAAGCAGTTGATGGCTACCTATGATCTTTATGTAGAAAAGATGAAGGATACTAATGCCTCTGCCAGAGAATGGAATCAGAATGCAAAAACGCTAATGGGGGATATTGAATCTTTTGTTAAGCAGAACGCTACTGTTGGTATGACAAAGATCGAGGCAGAAACCTATAAACGTAATCAGGCTATGATTGAGGCTGGTAAAGTACAGGCCGATTATACCCAAATTGTAGGGTCTTCTTACGCAGAGCTTGGTAGATTAGGTGATGAGTATGGCCAGTCAATGCAAAGGTTGCAGAAGATTAGAGATGGCCTGTCAAAAAATCCCCTCAAACTTACCCAGGATCAGGTAGATGATAAGACAAAGGCTATTGTCAATGAGCAAGAGAATCTAGTTAAGCAGTATGAAGCAGCGGCTAAAGCCCAGCAAGAACTAATCGCAAAAGGTGGGGAACTAAAAACAGTTACTACTAATCTCCAATCCACAATATCCAACACTTCACCTTGGGATGCAATGGCTAAGGCTGTGTCTGAAGCTGGATACACTACTGAAGAAATGTTCAGGGATGTTAAGTCGGCTACTGACAATGTTTTTAAAGGGATGGAAGATGTTATAGTAGAGTTTGTTACTACTGGCAAACTCTCATTTACTGACCTAGCTAATTCCATAATCAGTGACATTGCTAGGATTGCTATTAAGCAAGCTGTCTTAACCCCATTACTTGCATCATTAGGCGCTGGGGCTACAGGAGCATCAGGTACTTGGGTAAATCCGGATACTGGATTTAACTTTGGTTCTATTTTAGGCAGCATTGGGGGCTTGTTCACTTATCACACAGGTGGCGTTGTAGGTAAAGATAATAACTATTACAGCGGAGCTTTACCTTCAGCAACTTTTACTAATGCTCCAAGATATCACAGTGGTCTACTTCCTGATGAGTTCCCTGCTGTCTTGCAAAAAGGTGAAGGGGTTTTTACAAAGTCCCAAATGCAAGCATTAGGCGGGAGGGGAACTGGAACGAAGGTTGTTGTAAATAACTATGGCACAAGTAAGGCTTTTGAGGTAGAACAGTTAAGTGCTGATGAGGTTAGAATCATAGCTAGGGACGAAGCCCACTCTACTGTAAGAAAGACAGCCCCAAATCTTATCGCCGCTAGTATAGCAGATCCTAATAGTAGAGTAAGCAAGTCCTTGGCAATATCTACTACTACTAGTAGAAGGCGCTAAGGGTGTGTTTTGTTTAGGGTTTAGAAACTGTGTCATCACCTCCATTATTTCTTACTGCATAATAGGAACTACATACTGTGAGTGAATACTCAGAATACTTTTTAAATTCTTCCGGTGGAGTAGCTGAGGTGGAATGTCTTGAATTCCAGCATCCAAACTTTACTGCGACTTACAGAATAGTCAGAAACTATTCAAACGGCTGCACAGTTAAGCACGAAGACGGCAATAACTATATTTATGCTTATTATCCACTCGCCATCACACTAGGTGAAAATAGGGCTGATTTGGATCAAAAAATAAATATCACCTTTGGAGATTTAGGTGAGGTTATACCCAAGGAAATAGATGCAGTAATATTAGCAAATGGGATGACTAAAAAACCCACACTCACTTACCGTACTTATAGAAGCGATGACTTGGAAACAATCTTGTTTGGTCCTGTAGTATACGAGATATCAAATATATCCCTCGCTCCTGAGGGGGCAACATTCGAAGCCGCTGCGCCCAGCCTTAATATTAGTAAAACTGGAGAGCTGTACTCATTAGTAAGATTCCCAATGTTGAGAGGCTTTTTATGAGTTTTTCTACTGACAAATACTTTGGTAGAAAATACAATATTCATTCCTACGGATGTGCGAGTTTTGCGGTTGATGTATGGTTAGACCTAACGGGGCAGGACTTGAGTAACGAGCTTTCTCTATCCACGAAGACTAACAAAGTAACCACATCTAATCTGCGTAGATTTAAGAGGTTAGAGACTCCATCAGACCCATGCTTAGTTTTTTTTCAATATCATAAAGCCACTCCACATGTTGGTGTATTTGTAAGGGGCAAAGTTTTGCATATTACAGAAAAAGGAGTTCAGTACCAACCAATAGAAGTTGTTGGTGTTGGGGCTAAACGAGTGAGGTATTACCTATGTTGAAGACCTTGACTCTCATTGATAATGTCTTGGAACCAAGCACTTGGGAGCACATTAAAACTGAAGATATTTGTGCTAGCTTGAAGGAGAGATATGAGGTTTTACCTGAGACTGCTAGGATATATCATGAGCAAATAGCAGAAAGTAGAGATGTTACACCTATAGGGCATGAAGGGGTTTTGGTATTAGAGGAAGGTATTAAAAGACTGCAGTCATTGGAAGGTCAGCTTTATGCAGTAGTTTATCCTGGGACTGACCCAGGGACGTGGTTAGTCATAGGAAAGGCCCTAGCCGTTATGGTGGTTTCTATGGCAGTGTCTAAAATTCTAGCTCCTAGTGTGCCGAACGCTCCAACTACACGTAACCAACAGGTCCAGTCACCAAATGGTGTGCTTTCTGGTCGAGTTAATACTCCAAGATTAAATGGTAGAATACCTTCAATTTATGGTACTGTATGGTCCGTGCCTGACCTTCTTGCTCTCCCCTACTCTATTTTTGTAGGTAATCGAGAAATCGAGATCAGTTATCTGTGTGTTGGTGTCGGTGCGTATGAAATACATGAAGCTGTAGAGGGGATAACCCCAGTAGATAACATTTCAGGAGCAGGGCTTGAGGTGTACGGCCCAAACACATCACCAAACAGTGGAGTGCCTTTTTACACGGTTGGTGATCCGATTGCTGAACCTGTGCTTGATATTGACCGTTCCGAGTCTGTCAACGGGCAAGTGTTGAGAGCACCAAATGAGAACAGGGTCGATACAAAGAATACCCTTGTTTTTACTTGGCCAGACACGATTTTTTGTAATGATTCTAGTATAGATTTTACTGATAAGTTTGAAGATGGTGACGCGATCACCATTGAGGGGGCATTTCTCAATGTTACTCCCGTTCCTCTAATATGCCCAGAAAGTGTGATCAATCTTGACGGCACTTATGAACTGCTGTCCGTTACCTCAAACACGCTTGTTCTCGTTAACCCAGAAGCAGAGAATACTTTATGGAATTGTCTTGAAACCTCAGGAACCTCAACCGCAGCCGTAGCGACGATAACTACTACCGCGGATAGATGGACAGATTGGTATACCTTGCCAAACACTACCAAGTCAGTATATGCTAATGTTGTTGCTACGCAAGGCATGTATGCAGATGATGGGTCAAACCAAACCTCACGCTCTGCGTCGTTCAAGATGGAAGTGCAACCGATAGATGGAGACGGGGATAATGCTGGGGCACTAGAAACTTTCATGGGGACCGTTATTGGGTCATCGACAGACCATCAGGTCAAAGGTGTAACTGTCAAGGCAGCTCTCATTACTCCAGGTCGTTGCAAGGTAAGGGTGATGCGCACCACCCCCAAGGATTACGACTTCAATGGGGTGGTCGTTGACGAAATCCAATTCCGCGATTTGATGTCTGTTAAATCCGTCACGCAGCCACACTTCGGGGATATCACTACTGTTCTTACCAGGACTGTGGTCAATCAGAGTGCCTTGAGTATTAAAGAACGAAAGTTAAAATTACTTGTAACTAGAAAACTCCCACAACGCATCTCTGGATCTACCTTCTCATCCTCTCTTCATAGCACCAGAAATGCTGCTGACATTATTTCTGCAGTCTGCCTAGACCCTAGAATGGGGAGGCGCACTCCAGCGGAGGTAGATTTTGATCTGATCTATTCCACCGTAGAGGAGGTAGTTGAATATTTCGGTACCCCCCTAGCTGCCGAATTCTGCTACACTTTTTCTGAAGTCAATATAAGTTTTGAAGAGACTTTGGCTACTATAGCTCAAGCTGTATTTTGTAGGGCATACAGACAGGCGAGTAAAATTAAGTTATATTTTGAGAGGAGTACTGAGGACAGTGTCCTATTGTTCAACCACAGGAATAAATTACCTGGAACAGAGGCTAGAACAGTATATTTTGGACCTAGAAAAGATAGCGATGGTGTTGAATTAACTTATACTGATCCAGCCGATGATGCTATAACCTCCTATTATATACCTGAAGATAGAAGCGCTATTAATCCAGAAACTTTAGATATTCCTGGAGTTAGAAATATAGTGCAGAGTCACTTTCACGCTTGGAGAGCTTATAATAAAATAAATTACCAAAATGTAGATGTTGAATTTACAGCTACTAGTGAGGCTGGCTATCTTGTTACTGGTCATCGCATATTATTAGCTGATAATACAAGACCTGATATGCAAGATGGTGAGATTGTTTCGCAGGATGGGCTTATAGTAACAACTTCCCAACCTACAATATTTGAAACTGGGGTAGATTACAGCATATTTTTACAACTTAGCGACGGCAGTGTAGAAAATATAAGTTGCAATCCAGGTAATAGTGAGTATACTATCATTTTATCCCATGCTCCAGCTCTGCCATTATCTACTGCTGAAGATGCTTATGCAAAAACAACTTATTATCTGGTAGCAGAGACAGATAATAAGATTAAGAATTTCTTAGTTAATGAAATTACACCGCAGGAAAATAAGAGCTATAGTGTTAACTGTAGTAATTATGATGCTAGATTCTATGAACATGACACTGACTTTATTAATGGATTAGTCACTGAATAATATGAGACTGTGTCAAGGGTATCAAAATATAATGTTTCACTGCAGTGATACCAGGAGACATGTATAATGGCTAGTTATAAACTATTAATAAGACCAACAACCTCTGAGTACTCAACATCTATTGGAACATCCGATGTATTAAGAGTTCAGCTTGATGGTGGAGGTGGGCGTTATAGAAGGAATCTGATAAACTCTTCTCGGCTTGTAAATGTTGCATGGAGGGTAGTAGGAGATAGATATGACTACCTTGAAACCTTTCACGCGACTGTATCAGTAGAACCTTCACAGTACTTTAGAGTTGACCTTATACTTGATAATAGTGTGCCGGCAGAGTATCAAGCTAGATTTATACCCAACACATGGGCACTCACTGCGATTGCTGGGAATCTATTTACCATAACCGCCCAGATGGAAGTAACCCCGAGCGTGCGCGACTATGAGATTGATTCAATTTATATCGCTGTAGTGGAGATGTTTGGATTCTCCCCTACGTGGGAGTATTACGAGGAGATCTTCAATGAGATTATGGCCGATATGATGAGCATTCCTCATGAGTAGCTATAGCGGCGACTTCACACTTATATTTTTAGAATATCATAATACTGGAGCAGTGAAATGACCGGAGCTGAAAGATTGGCAAGGCTGAGAGCGAATGAGGAGCTTTTAAACACTATGGTACAAGATGGGCTGTTAATGCCAGTGACAGGTGTTTATGCCATTAGACCTTCAGGTTGGGTGTTGCCTATACCCACGATAGCGGATGCTGCTGGGATTGATTACGCTGGATGCCGGGTAGTCATCACAGCCCCCCACACACTCACTTCTAATCTAACCTTTCCTGCGGATAGAAAGGTGACGTTTGAAGATGGGGGAATGCTCGTAGGTGGGTCTGGTGTAACTGTTACTTTTCTCAAAGGTTTCAGAGCCACCAAGAGTAAGCATTTTGATGGAGGTATAAATGTAAAAGGGAAGATATCCAAAGTATATCCACAGTGGTGGGGGGCGGTAGCTGGCAGTTTTTCAGAAGATTCTGGGCCTGGAATACAGGCTGCCATAGATTGTGCTAATGGTTATCCTGATGGAGCGAAGCCGGTTGTAAGAATTACTGCTGGTGTGTACAGGGTCGAGCAATTCCCAGTAGTGCGAGGACTAGGGTTGAATATTAAAGGAGACGGGAGTGGGAAGAGCACAAATAACAGCTCAGTGGCTTCTGCGGGCGGCACTACGCTTAATTATGTAGGTGAGGAGCAAGGCACCTCTAACGCAGACGTTACACTTGTTGCAGGAATGTTCAAGCTCGGGTCAGAAACTGAGTCAACGCGAGCATTGACTCTCTCTGGGATGAGTTTGTGGTGTCACTATAAAATTAATGGGATTTCTGGAACAAACGCTAACGGCTCACATTTTAAAGACCTTTACATATATCAACCAAAAATTGGTGTGTATCTTGAGGAGGGGTGTTTTGGAAACTTGTGGGAGATGCTGGTAGTTCACGATCCCACAGTATTACATCTTGACCTTAGACTTAATGTCCATAATAATGTATTTCTAAAATGTATTTTCACTGCCCCAAGTACCATACTTGCAACTAACAGAAGTGCCTATGTTAGAATAGGTGAAGTTGGAACATCTAGCGCAATAAATTTTATTGGGTGTAACTTTGATGTTTATTCATCTGATAAAGTGGTTTTTGTAAAATCTCCAGTAAAAGGCTTGAGTTTTTCAGGTGGGTATATTGAGATGTACGGCACATCGAACTCTACTCACTGTATGTATTTAGCTCACGGGAGTGGTATCAGTATAGCAGGAACAAGATTTACAGCTACAGCCACAAGCAGTAATACGGGTGGAAGGGTACCACATGCTATTGTCTTTGTCCCTATCGACGCCGGCCACGCAGGACTTGATTTTACAGGAAACTATGTTGAAGGGTTTGGTGTGTCTGCTGTACTGGTGAATGAAAATGTTACAAATGTTTTTGCTGCTGGTAACTCCTTGTTAGGGAACATGGTTAGTATTCCTGTAATTACTGGGGTTAGTAATGATGAGGCTTCCTGGTTTGACAAAGGGGTGCTTAACACTAAAGCAGTGAATATAAAAGGTTTGGCGTTAGGGGCTCCAGTATCCCGCACCATCTCTGGGGGGGTGTTGACGATAGATGACGAATCTTTTGTGAGGGTAGAAACAGAGGGAGGGGCCGCTACTGACGACCTAACTACTATTGCAGGTGTTTTCAGCGATGGTCATATACTGATTCTCCAGGCCAAAGACACTGATCACACAGTGGTGGTTAAAGATGGTGTAGGTAATATCAATATAGCCTCTGACTCTTCACTTCCTGAAGATAGATCAAAATTAATGCTCATATATAACTCAGTCAATTCACAGTTTGAAGGTTTAGTCCCTGGTACTAACTAAGAAAGTTTAGTTTCTGATATGAGAGAAAGATCAGAATAGCTCTGTAGCAATTAAGTTTTTTAGTTGTTGCAAAGTTATTGCTAACGTGATAAAGTAATCCCTAAATTTAATATTAAATTTAGGGATTATTTTATGGATATGAAACCTTTGTCCCCAGAAGATATAGAGTATATTAAGTCTACTATTCCATGGATGAAGGTACTGGGAAGTGGGTATTTACTCTCATTCGTTATTGCTCTTTGGAAGATTTTTGGTCTGTATAGTAGACTAGAAACTTTAGAAACCGACATTAAATCATTAAAAAGCGCAGGACTTCTAACTGAAAAAGAGCATTTAACAATTACACAATCCTGTCAAAGAGATGTTGCGGCTTTGGTTGACAAACAAGTGGCAGCGCTCCATATAAAATGGCTTGAGGAGATGCAGGACATTAGAGGAGAAATTTCAGAGATAAAAGGCACAACCTGTAACATTTCTGGTAAGCTAGATCAACTCATAGCAGGTAAAAAATAATGAAGGAGATTACACTTGACTCTACAAGATGCCCTGGAATCGACGTTTGCGGGGACAGAAGCTGTGAAGTTTACCTCGGAATCACCTTTTTCAGAAGTATACTCCTTACCAACTATAGAGGAGTTATATCAGATGAACGATTTGATGAGGAACTTGACAACATCAATAGCGCAATCTGTAGATGTCCAGCCCAAGCCATTAGCATTAAATATTAATGGAGCGTTCAGTGTCATAGTTTACGCTGGAGAAAAGTGTGAGTTTAGAAAGTATTGTTCTAACAAAGGTTGCATAGTTAAGTTCTCTAAATGGGGAGTAAAAAGTTTTCCGTTCTCCTGCGGCCTATTCTATAAAACTCTTGATTACAAAAAGGTGGTGAAGGTTGAAGCTAACCAATGAGGTTTGGGGCAAAGTTTTAAAGCTAAAATCTAAGTACGAGAAAGAATCAAAGATACTGTCAAGGGATAAGTTAGCTGATGAACTCAAAGGCACTTGCAGCGAGCATAATGCGAGAGTGCTGCATGAGATGCTGCAGAATTTGCACGTACTGCTGAAACATACAGGGGCCGCATCAGAAGCAAGGTTGCTAGATAAGCTCATATCACTCAACAGTAAAAACAAAGAACTCAGAGATGAGTTAGGTAGGCTCAACAAAGTTGTTGACCTTGTCAACAATGTCTCTAAACAGGAATCTGATAGTCCTGAGTGGTTAATTAATAAATCCCTAACTAAGAATAAAGCAATGGCCTGTGCCATGCTCTCTGACACACACTTTGACGAAGTCGTTGACCCTGAACAGATCAATGGCATTAATGCTTACAACCGAGAGATTGCTACTCAGCGCATTCAAACCTATTTTCAATCCCTTATAAAACTTCGTAACTCCTACTTTACCGGCATAGAGATTGAAGGTTTAGTGCTCATGCTCGCAGGCGACATGGTTAGTGGTGTTATTCATGAGGAGCTGCAGGCTACCAATGACTTTCCCATTGCTGACACCCTTGTCTACTATAGCGAACTTTTAGCTGCCGGTATTCGTCTTATTACTAATGTCTATGGATCTGTCTATGTTCCTTGCGTGGTTGGTAATCATGGTAGGATGTCGCAGAAGTTGAAGTTTAAGAATGCGGTTCGTGATAACTTTGACTACCTCTTTTACAAGATGACAGCCTCTGCTCTAAAGAATGATAGTAGAATTACCTTTAGTATTTCAGAGTCCCCAGATAAACTAGTGAAAGTATATGATACTACTTTCATGCTGACTCACGGTAATCAGTTTAGAGGGGGTTCAGGCTGGTCAGGCCCACTTCTCCCTGTTATAAAAGGTGATACAAAGAAACGTGATAGGCAGTCAGCAGTTGATCAACCATACGACGTTCTCTGTTGTGGCCACTTTCATACTCAGAAGTTTTTAGGCAATCAGATCATGGCGGGCTCAATTTGTGGTTATAATGAATTTGCTGACGCAGGAAACTTTGGATACGAACCACCTCAGCAACCTTTTTGGTTAGTTGATCCTAAACATGGTGTGACTATTACAGCTCCAATACATTGTGGTTGATATGGATAAAGATGATTTGAGATTGCTCATTACAGACGTTCTAATGCGCTTACAGATGTATTCCCCAGCAGCTACTGAACTACTGATGGGTACATGTGCCGTAGAAAGTGATTTCTGTAAGTATACAAAACAATTAGGTGGTGGTCCTGGGCTCGGTTGGTGGCAGATTGAACCTAATACTATGCACGATATCTGGAACAATTACATACGCTATCGACAAAGTCTGCAGTCAGTTCTTTGGGCTGAGTTCTCAATGTCCGGCCCAGATCTTAAAAGGCTTAAAGATGACCCAGAGTATAGCATAGTAATAGCTAGACTAAAATATAGGAGGTCAGTTCTCCCACTACCTTCTGCTAATAATGTCTATGGATTGGCAAATATATGGAAAGAGGTTTACAACACATCTAAAGGCAAAGGTAGAGTAGAAGACTTTGTCAATAAATATACTAAATATTGCAGATAAGACTTGACAAAACTAACCATATATTGTTAGATAAGCCAAAATATTATAGGAGTAATTTACTATGACGAATTTACTTGCTGCCGCCACTGCTGCCGCTGTTGCTGTTGACGACTGCACAGCTTTTACCATAGCTGGCGAGTGTAAAATTATCGCCGCTCTGGGTGCTGACGAATACATTTATGTCTATGAAGAGTACCCAGACGGCACGTATAAAGCAGCAATTAATAAAGCTGGCCTTAGCATTGTTCTGTCCCAAGACCAGCCCTCTATTATTTTTGCGGGTTACGGTAACTACAAAATAGCGAAGACTGCCACAGCCGTTGCCATTAATGTTGGATTTGCTGATTAATTATGTCACGTTCGGCTGTAAGAAATAGTGCCAGGAATTCGCGGAGGCAGGCTTACCCCCATCAGGGTTCAAGTACCCTTCCCCGCGCCAATCTCATCGCCAATATCCCTAACCGATACCCCTTCATTGACCGTATCGGCAAGCACGACGGACCCGCTCAACTGCGGCAGTTTGCAGAGGTTGTATCGGGCACGGTCACACTCTATCACCCCGGCATAACCGGATCGGAAACCATCACCAGCAGCGGAGGTGATGCGCCAGTATCGGTGGTTGCTGGTGGTATCGTGATTGGAGTCGGTAAGAAATGGGCGATCCGTGACAGCGGCGGCCACCACTGGTCGCACTGCGCTGCTTTAACAATCACGAGCGTGGTGATGTGGGATGTTGGATTGGGGGATCATCTTATTGCGGAGGGGTTGGCCGAGGCGGTTGTGACGGCGTTGTGCTCGACAAGTCGCGATCTGACGGTTGGTACAGATTGGTTAGATCGCGGGTTTACGGTGGCCGATGGGACTCAGTATTTGCACCCGGTGTCGGGCGGGTTGATTCCTGATGATGTGGCTATTCCGAAGCTTGAGTCAGGCTTGGGTTGTTGTGCTTTCACTGTGGTAGGGGGATAAAACATGGCGATACGTTACCTAAATCAAAAAAATACAGGGGGGTGTGATGGCTCCACCTCCTCAACAGGTTATCCCTCTTTGGCATCGGCAATAAATGCGTCTGCTACAGGGGATGTCATCAATGTTGTCCAAGGGTCGGGACCATATAACGAATTATTCAAACTAAATACATCAAAAGACAATATAACATGGAATTTTAATGGTGAGGTTGTCTTTTCTGAGGTTGATTCAAACAAGTTGGTATCTTCTGGGATATGCAAGTGGGTGCAATCTACCAATGTGTTATATCCAGGGTATTTTTATTTAATAAACTCAGTTGAGATTCCAACAAACTTGGTTGTAAATGGTGACATGGAAACTCCTGGAAATTGGGATAACTATGCCGGTGGGATGATCTATAACGAGAGAAGTACTTCTAACACCTATAGTGGAACATATTCAAGATATTGCAAAGTTTCTTCGGCTGGAGGGATACAACAGGTTATAAATAGAACCGTAATTGGAACTGTTTATAGGGTATCTGGAAAATATTTTCTTGTGGGGGCAAGCTCTTTAATCGTATATTTCATGGGCATGAATTTGGGAACGCTAACCACACGAGGGTCGTGGCAAAGTTTTAGTTTTGATGTTACAGCTAACGCGACAAGTTCCGCCCTAAATTTATATAACTCCGGCCCAAGCGAATTTTATGTTGATGATATAAAAATTCAACCTATTACAGGATCGTCCGGATCGGATGTCGCTACCAGCTTAAACCCATTTCTAAACATATTTAAAGATGTTGCAACCACAAGTGTAGCCAACGCAACTGTTGATGAGGTACACACCGCCGCAACTGTTAAAAGTTGGGCATCCAATAAGTGGGACTGGGGTGATTTTGATTCTCTCGGTTTTTCCACATTCTACTGTTTTCTATCGAGTGGAAATCCGACTGGAATAGGTGCAAAAATAATAATCCCGACTAGGGACGTATCTATGCAAATACCTGTTGGGGCCACAGGACACACCTTTAACAACATTGAAATAAATGGCGGCAATACGCAAAATGTCAATGTGGCAGAGGCTGCTATTTTCAACCATCCCATTTTCAAACGCGCTGATCAGCAAGGAGTAAACTTAGGGTATACCACTGGGGGGTCATTGAACGGGACTGCATTTAATCAGCCTGTTTTTATTGATTGTGGTCATCGATCTATTGTTCAAACTTTAACAGGGACAGGCATTGTAATAAACGGTGGACATCATGAGAATGTCCACTTGATTTATAAGGCTGATGGCCTTTCTAATCTTGGGATTACTATTAAAAACAACAGTAGTAATAATTTACTCGCAGGGGCATTCCAGTTAAACAACCTCATCTCTCCTACGATTGTGGAGGATCATAACCAGTTTCATATTAATATGAGCCCTTGGAACGTGCAGGGAGGAAAAGCTATCAGTTACCTTGGTTCCGGAACGCGGAATTGGTCTACTACTGCGTCCACTGATCTGCCAGCGTCTTTTGACGCCACTACTCCAGCGGCATTGTCTACTCCGAACAGTTACGGAGTTGACTCCATTCAAGTATCATCAACAGACTACCATCTTCAACCCACCTCCCCTTGCATCGGAGCAGGTACAGCAATAGCAGGCATCACCACCGACATCGAAGGCAATCAACGCTATCCACCTTACAACATCGGCCCCTTCGGCTTAGCTGATGGCGCTCTTGGAGTGGCCCCGGTAGCCAACGATGGATCCCCCAAAAACAACATCACCCGCCTAACCGGCACGGCCACCACCATCAACCCGACAGACACCTACCAGTTAGAGGACACCAACGCTTGTCGGATCGTTACGGAGTGGGTGGCTGGTACGGCAAATTTCGCTTTTGATGCTAACGGCGCACCCATCTCCTTCACCGGCCAGCAGCTCATTGACGCTGGCGTCGGCCCGAGATTGTATTGCGGGTCGAAGGGTGTAGCCGGGTATGTGGTTGATCAGGACGCGCCAACGAACGCAAAGATTATCAAGGTTTTAAAAGTTCCGACATATATTGATACGTTATATTATTCAGACTACCAAGAAATGGATTGGAGTGCAAACAATGAATAAAATCGCAATCGCAATACTATCATTGCTGATCCATGCGCAGGTGTTCGCGGCACAGCAACAACTGCAGTTAAGATCTAATACGACGTCGCCATCGGTTGACACCAATTTCAGCCGGCAGCAGTTAATGAACACCGAGGTCTATACCACCAAGGCAGACAAGGCCCAGGCAGTACGGTATTGGGCGGATCATCCAGATAATACTGAAATCCCAGCCGGCACCATACTCGCGTATAACGGAAAACTTTACGCTGCTAAACAGGCATTTAATAAGGTTTCAACCAGCGCTACGCCTGATGTCCTTACTGTCTACTTCGAGCTAACTGGCGGAAATAACGATTACAACAGCTTGAACAACAGGCCCACTCTCGGCACTGCTGCGGCGCTGAACGTCGGAACATCCACCAACAACATCCCCCAGATAGGATCAGATGGGAAGATACCAAGCGGGATTTATAATGCCGGTCTTGAATCCCAACCAGCCGCTGCGGGCCAGAGCCTTATTTCTTCCGGTGCGGCTGCATATGATTGGTTGCCCAACATCCCGTTGACCACCAATCCTTCTGGTTTGATCAATTCAGGCGGTACTCTCAACCTCACAGGGTTCCAACCGCTCGATCCAGCCCTTACTGCCGCTGCCGGCCTTGACGGCTCCGGGGCCAACAAGATGGTTGGGACAAACAGTGAAGGTACTGTCGGTGTGATTAACATACCTGGAGAGCCGACCATCCAAGCTGACCCTCCCACCACATCAAACACCAAAGGGTTCTACGGTGCGACGTCTACAGGTGGGTTCTATTATCGTTCGGATGCAGGCATATTCAACCTCAACACTGGGGTATATACTGCAGACCCTACCCTTAAAACCTTGACCATCACGCCTCCATTGAATGGCACGATCATTTGCAACGATCAGGCTTTATCTCAGTCTATTTCATGCCCTGGGGTGTGTACTGCCTCCGCGCCTACTGATACGGTAGTCATCGGAATAAACGCACAAGGCAATCAAGGGTATAACTACAACGCATTCACAGGTGATATCACAGGGTCAGCGTATAATACTGGAACCGTAACCCTCTCAGCCGATAAAACCGGATCGGCAACTTTTACATCAACAGCACTTTGGGCGATTGACGACCCGTTCACTATCAACACTGCCGGCAGTTACACCAGGATTTCAGGAACAACCGCCACCCTGGCAGTGGATACAGTAAATGGCAACGCATATAATAGTTATACCAATAGCACAGGTTGGTTCGCGCACTCAACAGATCTAGGTTCAACGAATATGGTCGTCCAGGCGGTTTTAACCGAGCGCAAAAACAGCACGACTGCTGGTGGTTCTGGTGTGCTGATCAACACGGATGGAGTGTCTATCGGGTACGGAGTATGGGTTAATGCGGTGAATTCGCGCATGACGTTCACCGCCTTGGGCAGCGTAGGAACCGATGTCATCAAATCCTTTACATCCGGTGCATGGGTTGCTGATGCGTCCCATCTTGTACAGATTACTCGCAACGGAACCACCGCAACAATCGAGATTGATTTTAATGATGACGGTGACTTCCTTGACACCAACGAGCAAGTCGGAACCGCCACTCTGTCAGCGTTGGTAAACGGAACCAAATCTGGTATCGGCTTCAACTGGGTGCAAGCAACAGACACAGTTGACAACTTTCGGGCTAAGGCACTGTAATGAGAAAAACACTCTATGTAATCATCGCTCTATCTGTTGCTGCTAATGCGTTTGCCGCGCTGGAAAATCTGGACGAGTTGTTTGCCAGGAAAACTAGATTTGCAACCGCTACATGGGACAAGAGTTTTCTCGAATCGACTCCGGCCTATCTGTGGCAACCGGAAACCATGATGTACACTGACGTTGCAACCGGCAATGAAGTCTGGAGAATAACAAACACTAAAGAAGTTAAAAATACACTTCCAGATATTTCATTTGCAATGTGGAGTGCTGATGGAAAGAGATTTTCGTTCGGTTCTGCACGGGATACTTCAGCCTGTGTGAGCAGTTATGAAACCTCCGACAATGCCACCTATCAAGGCTCGGTCATGATGATGCGAGCTGATGGTTCTTTTCTTCGGCCCGCTGATAACGCCCCATTTGAAGTGTTCGTACATTCACGGTATTTACATTGGTCCCCCACTGAACCTGACACTTACTATGGGTTCGGAAGGAATTTTGCTGGGGAAGGCTTGCAAACGGACCAATTATATAAAGTTACAGTTGGGGATACAAACATCACGAAACAGATGGTATTCGATTTCAACACAGGGTTTGAAATGGGTATGAAGAAAGGATTCTCCAGCGACGGAAAAAAATTGAACGTCGCCGGAGGAGGGAAATATTTTATCACCGATATTGGATCTTCCGTCACTGTCCAGGACCCTGATGGTTGGGCTATATCTCGACAGCTTGATCCATATTGGGGAAACACATACGACACCCCAGCTTATACAATGCACGATGAGTTTCTTGTTGGGTTAGGATCAAATGCAAAAATTTATTTCATCCCAGAGGGGAAGTCGAGCTTCTGGCGGTATAGCCTTTCCGGGTCTGACACTGATGGCGGTCCAAAACACACCCAAGACCATGATGCTCCCTATAATTGGGGTGGTGAGATAGAACCGGTTTTGACTGGCTTTGCAAGTGGGGGTACATGCACAGATCCACTATACAGGAGCCCATGGAATTGTGACAGCGACAGCACTACAGGCCCAGATCAATTTATGTCTCACCCGAGTTTTGACAGATGGGGGCATTATGTGGCAGGAATAAACTCGCAGCAAACACGAGGGTGGGGCGTCTGGGACTTGACCACCCATTCATGGAAAGCTCAAAAAATACCTGCTACAACTTATGACTGGCATACAGATTGGGAGGCTTGGTCTGATTATTTTGCAGTATCTCCAGCAGGGAGTTATGCAACCGACAATCACATTTACGTAAGCAAATATGATGGGACTGACACAAGAAACATCGCTTCTACTCACGCGAAAGAACTTGGTTCTACATCATACAATGCCATTCCAAGAGTGACCCAAAGCCCAGATGGAACGAAAGCGGTTTTTCACGGGGATTTTTTGTACAATACACCTGACAAATACGACATTTTTTATGCTGTCGCCTATTATCCGCATGCGCCGGAAATTACCAGCGTGACAGGGGCAGGAACATATACCATTCGATTTGATTGGCGGTTGGGCACTGCAAATCCGCGTGGATACACCCAGCGCGGCTGGCCGGATGAGGCCATAAACGAACCGCCACCGCCGAGAGAGACTCGCCTGTTTCGGTTATGGAGATCTTCAACAGGTGCAGTTGGGAGTTGGGAGCCTATCGCAGAAGTTCCGTCCAACATCTTCAGTCGATATAACTTCTCCACTGGTACTTGGACTGGTAACGACTATTGGACTATCAACGACACCCCGGGGGCCGGTACGTTTTACTATGCGGTGACTTCGCAGGAGTGGTCTGGATTGGCGTCCCGTGCATTGTCGAACGTGTTTTCCACGGCGGGCATTCAGACGGCCGCATACCCCGCTGATCCAGGGGCCAAGGTGCCTTTCACTACCGCATTTCAAGAGGGCATCATCCGGGGATGGAATGTTTACGCCTCTGACACTGGTGTTCCGGCGGCTATCCAGCAAAATAAGGTTGCCACTATTCCAACAGCCTCGCCGAAGGAATATATTGATTGGCTGGCAAATCCCACCGCTACGACCTATTACACAGTAGTTGCGCTTGACAGCCAGGGGTTTGAATCTGCTCCATTGACAATTACCATGACGCCTTCGTTAAGTGGTGTGGCTGGGAGAAACAAAATCACTTGGACATCCGAAGTCGATCCTACCCCTGACCCTGTGTGTGGTGATGCCGGTAGCCCCGGCCTCTGCACTGCTGAAGGAGATTGCACAGCAGTTGGATTCCACTGGTGCTCGGGTGCTTGCCAGATCGACGCTTGTCCGGTTCTCCCCTCTGGTGCATATCCGGCCTACGTTATTCCTGGAGCCGGTGCGTTGTCGGTTGGCGGCAAGATCGGGGTTACTAATTAGAGCGTAATGCCCTCAACTATCTTAGGCGATATTTGAGGGCATTATTTTTGCCTCACTTTGCTAGTTTTCTAAACCATAGCGCTGACAAATAGCGTAGGTTTTATTATCTACTATAAGCACCTCTTTATCTGCTTCGCAGTATTCTCTACTTGAATAAACATGACTCCCCGTTTGCAACCGTTCATGGGTATCTACTCTGTATTGTAGCAGAACCCAGAAAACCAAAGTTTCCATTGCTACCAACCCCTCTCTTTAAACTCAGCTTCAACCGGCTGCATTAAGTTAATCATCTGCGGATATGCCCCTGACCCTGTCCGTAACTTGAATATCCACTCCCACTCGGGCAAGTATGCAGACATAACAATGGTTGTTTTTACTTGCTGATTTAGCACTATACGCGAGTGTTGAGGTGGTAGTCCTTTTGCTCGTAATTCTTTATACTCTTTTTCTGTAGCTCTACACCAGTACTCAAATTCGTGTTGAGTTGAATAGTCTACCTCTACATACCAGCTAGGTTTAACAAAAGTAATCCCATCATCGTAGTTAACGTAACGCTGAGACTCAACTGAGAAAGCTACATCGGCTCTGTGTCGCGTAATCTCTGCAAGCACTGCCCGGTCAGTTGTGAGTTCTACTGTGATGCGCTTGGCAAAGTCTGGAACTGTGGCGTTGTCAATGATGATAAATCCATTTTGTTCCAACCAAGCATATACTTCCCTTGGATGTTTCAGTCTCAACGCTTCCATCCAAGCTCTGAGATTCCCGTAGGCTTTTATACCCCGCATCTCACCTTTCAAGGCTATTTCATTGAATTCTGAATGTAGCCATTTAGATTTCAAGCAGCTTTTAAAATATTGGTCGTATGGTACTATCTGACCTTCCCTAATAGCATAAATAGAAACATGCTCAAGGACACTGCTATGAGGTGGGTCTGACTTCATAATTCCGTCAATCAACTTCTCAGCAGACCCAGGTTTGATCTTATCTTGACTAGCATAACAATTCCTTGCCGCTCGCTCGATCCATAACATTGCCTCATCATAGGTCGATGGGCTGATACCCCAGATTTTGTGTGATTGCTCAATTAGTTCCATTCTCTTGTTCCCTCAACTTTTTACAGTGGTAGATTCTCATCAAAGATGAAAACGCCCTAGCCGCCTCATGATAGCACCCTGTTTCTTCATCCTTGGCTAGAGGATCATGTTGACAAGCCTTGGCGTGTCGTAGGTTAGCACTCCAGAATCTTCTGTCCGGGTCATCAAAAGGTTGAAGGCAGTTAAAAGTTCCGTACTTCTTCTCCCCCGCTTTCATAACTTCTACTAGAGGTTCAAGGATTTCTAAAGGGAGTACATACCAGTCCAGCTTTCCATTATCAAATTTACTTCCTTGGTTATCCTTCACTCTTAACGTCCCAATTTTTATTAATGTAATCTAACTCATTCTCGTCAAACACTGCTGGGGATAGCGCGTCTAGTATACGCGCCGCAGGCACATCTGCGTATCTTGAAAGCTCAAACACAGCAAACATAATCTCGTCTATTTCATATTCGTACCTCATGACTTGACCTCTACACTGGCAGTTAATTTATGTTCTCTATAATAACTAATAATTCCACCTATTTCTACATACTTGCGGATTGACGGTATATCCACATTAGTAACACAAACTCCAGTCTCACTCTCAAACTCAGTAATCAACCTATACAGCTCTTTCTCTAACTCTAGTTTCTTTGTCTTTACCTGTGTAACTTCCATCATTCATCTCCTCTGTTAAGAGCTTTGACAATCTTCTCAGCTTTGACTTTGCTAAATAAACGAACGTACTCTTTACCGTTTCTACGAATCATGAACTTCGCGCAACCACAGGCTGAATGTGGATGACATTTGCAAATTGCTTTATCAAGTGTATATTCATCTTTCATTTATCTCACTCCTTCCTTCATCGGTTAAAGTAACTTCAAAGATACGGTCAGCAACTTCTACAAAAGCTGGTGCATGAGTAACAGCAATGACTGTAAAGTTGAACTCTTTGCAGAGGTTTTTAAGTACTGCTGCAAATCTTTCCTGCATATCAACTGACAAGTGCCTAGCGAGTTCATCCACAATAAGGTAACGACTCGTATCGCTGATGAGTATGAAAGCAAGCTGCAGAGCAAGGCTCACTACATCAGCAAGTCCACCGCCTCTTGAATCTAAAATATCATACTCATGACCTTCGCTGTCTCTTACATAAAGGTCAGCCTCGCTTACACCTCTACGTTCAACAAACTCGATAACGAACTCAAGGTCTTTTTGCAGTACAATCTTTAGCGCCTTCGTTACAATGGTCGCCAACCTTGATCCTAACTTATCCTGAACAATGCCAGCAGCCTTCCTTGAGATAGCAAGCATCTCATTTAATTCGGACTTATCCTTATTGAGTTGTTCTATTTCTTCAACAAGGCCGCTGGCATTTGCTTTGGCAGTTTTTAGGGAGCTGAGTTTTTCATTGATTTTACTTCTATAAGCAGAGATCATAACCGAGTAAATAGGTTGTACAGAGCAATCAATCCACAGGTTTCAAGAACGAGGTCAATTATTAATACACTTATAAAAATAGTTTTTTCTACCCAGCTTGGCATTAGCAGATCATAAGTGTAGAATATTAAACTAAATATTACTGTCAACATTTATTCACCTCTCATAGAAACAGTTTATATTTCTCTTTAAACTCAGCAAGCAGTGCTTCAGCCTCTTGCTCTTGCTGTGCTCGGAGTTCTGTCAATCTCACTACCTCAGCTTTTCCTTCTTCCAAGGTGTTGAAACCTTTAGCTTTAAGCTGATCAAGTAGTTGGGCGTGCATACCTTCTACTTTGTTACGCTCCCGCTCAAGCTCCTGCAACTTCTTTTTAGCGGTCTCTAACTCTTTTAGAATATCAGTCATTCTTATACCCTTCCATAATCCCCATAAATTTAAGTTTAATTTCTTCGTTCCCAGCCATGGCAGTGACAGTGTCTTTATAACTCAACTTCTCCCCCCTTGCAACCAGAACCTCAGACAATTCCTGCAACCCTTCTGAGAAACCATCCTCGACTTCAGCAACAAAGTCAGTCTTCCAAACATCTTCTTCTATCTGAAAGTAATGAATTGTTTTCTCGCCTGTGTCAGTGTCTAGCTCTACGAAACAAGGCTTATGCTCTTTCTGGGCTCTTGTCATTCTCATCATCGAGCCGGGGTTAATAACCTTGTCAGTGATGAGGCTTTGATGAATATCACCAACTAAGTAATAATCATATCCTGGATACTTCTTCTCCAGACTCTCAGGAGTATCAGCATTTGGCATGTAGAAAGGAACTTCACCAAAGACAGGAGTATGGAGGATGAGGATGTTCTTGACTCCCTCTATGGGGGGACTCTCTGGTAGTTCTCCAAAATTACAAAATTTAGCAGCTACCCCATAGAATAAATTACATTCTCTTGGTGGAATGATAACAGCTCCGGCTTCAACCAGATTCCATAAGCTGCTCTCTCTGATGTTATCAAGCACATGATACTTTAGGTCGTGATTGCCAGCAATTGCGTAGATAGTGGACTTGGATTCTTTAAGTACAGCAATGACTCTGTTGACAAACCAGATAGGGTTGTTTGGCTGATCAAACACATCCCCTGTAATGGTGATGTCTGTCTCATCAATATTTGCATAGTCAACTAATTGTTTTAGTTTTCCTAGGCAAGTCTCAGCATAGTTATCCTTACGCCCAAGAGGTGTCTTATGGGTAAGGTGAAGGTCAGCAGCATTGATAAGTTTCATTCCCTACTCCCCCAAAGCTTTAGTAATTACTTCTCTTGAATAACCAGCCGCAAGCAATACAGGAATTATAAGATCCTCAACAACAGTGTAAATATCCATCTCATCTCTGTATTGCTTTACAGAGTACTCCCCGTTCTCATTACGAAAGGTAATAGTTGTACAAATCTCATTTTCCATGACCACCTCCACACTTCTCATTACAAAGAGGGCAAACACCACACTCTTCAAGGAGGTTGTTGAAAATCTCTGTAGCCTGCTCTTCTGCAAGAACACCCTCATCAATCAGGCTACTATACCTGTTAAGATAATCCATTAACTCAGTTAGTTGTTCCTTCCTCTCCCACAAAGTATTCCAATCATTTACTCTCATCTCTATCTCCTCAATGTCAGCAGCCCAATCATTATCAGGCCAAGTACGTGATTCAATCTCTTCAATCTTAAACAGCAACTCCTTCAACTCAACAGAGTCTGCAAACTTAACTCCACCTAACACAGCAATGTCATCTGCAGGGTCAGGGCAGAGTCTCAAATCATTGTCATATTCCTCTAACTTGTCAATGATTTGGATCATCTCGGCGAGTTGATTGTCAGAAATTTGTGTATAAATTTCTGACAACCTTTCTCCATCAAAGTCAGGATAACTATCCAGCTTAACTAAACAACTCTCGGCCTCACTCACTAATCTGCTAATCACATCAAGAGTGGTGTCTTTAAGCTCAACAATCCTATCATCGACCTTGCTGCTGTCGAAGTCAGGATAACTGTTAAGTCTATCTTCCAGCTCTTGGAGTTGTCTGGTAATACTGGACAACTCATCAACCATCTTAATGGTTAACTCTCTGGCTGATTCAACTTCCTCAATAACAGCGAGGTCAACGTCAGCGTCAACTGCCCAGGCAAGGCTTTTGACCTCTTCCTCTTTCTTTTCTAAGTCTTTAGCTTTGACCTCGATAAGAGCCGCATTTTGCCCCTTCTGACGCTTTATCTCAGCGGTAGTATAGTCGATCAGGCCGAGGTCAGCAAGCTCGTTCATAGCCCTTGCTACGGATCCAGGAGAGTCATTGAGAAGGAAGTATGCAGCATGTTGAGGTCGGAAGTTAATCTCTGACAATTGCAACTTTTCAGTCACCTGTCGGGGCACTTCTGATCTCAACGCTTTGTACTCAACCCCATCAACTATATAACTGCCAGCAGTGTTGTCTCTGACTCTGGTTACGCCTTTCCACTCTACTCTCGTCTCTTTCGTTCCATGAGTTCTGTACTTGTCACCTGATGGGCGATTCCGAGCCAGCAACTCAATCGAGCGTATGATCGCTGACTTACCAGCGTCTGTTTCACCAACAATGACATTGACAGCGTTAGGTAAAATATCAAGCTCAGAGTTAGTGTGACTTTGAAAGTTAGTTATTTTTAGCATAGTTATCAATTAAGCTGTTTAGATTTACAGGGGCCAAGGTATCTTCAATCTGAACCAGACAGTTGAAACTCTTCCTACTGTCCTCTCTCCAGTGGAGGTTATGCAGGTGGCCGTGGCAGTTTACATCAAAGTTGTCTTTCTCAGCAACTGGTACATGAGTGAACAAAATCTTCCTACCATAGATATCTAGTGTAAAAGAGTCAGCAACAAAGTCCCAACCATTAGACAGATACCAAGAGTTGGTCTGTTTATCATGATTGCCTTTTACAAGGTAGCATTTGCAGCCAAAGCTTGTAAACAGCCAATGCCAATACCGATGTTTGTAAAACGAGACATCTCCTAAGTGAATGACAATGTCATCCTTTTTAACAACCTTACCCATGTTAGCAAGGATTCTCGTTTCAAACCCTTCTTTCCTGTAGCCAGACTTCACTAGCTTGTCATGCGAAAAGTGGGTGTCAGCAATTACCCAATAGTTACGTCGTTTCATTTTTCTCCTTCCTCCAATAGAGCTTTCGTGTTAGAGATTTGAACAGCCAAAATAGATTTTCTTGTAAAGTAACACTCTCTTGAACAAAATTTAGCCGTTTGCATCCCAGAATTTCTGTGAAAGAGCCTGCCGCAGTTCACACACTCTACATCAGGTAATTTTCTGCTTTTACCTGAACTTCTCAATTTAGCGTTTCTCCCATCCTTGTCCATATGACATTTTCTACATAGATACTCCCAATCATTTAAATCCCTTTTATACTCGCCACTCTTATTGGCTAAATCTATAGGAGCAGTTTTACCACAACACTCACATAACTCAGGTTTATATTTTCTAGACCTAACATAATCATGAATACCAGCGTAACCTACTTTATCCCCCTTCCAGGCAGGGTTGCTACTGTCTCTTTTAGCCAAACTAGTTTTATTAGGTTTTAGAATATTAGCACTCTTGGCAAATTTTTCGTCACTCATTTTCCTCTTCCCTCAACTCCATTCCATGAATGGGGCAATTACCACTTATCCAGAATAAGGGTTTACCATCTTCATCCTCATATACCCCAAGGCCATGTCTGTTATCACAGCGGGGGCATTTACATCCAATCTTTATTGCTTCCGGACTTCCTGGATTTGGTGTTTTGTTAGTCAACATAATGCTCCAACTTTTTTACTATCTCTGTTATTGTCATTTTGCTCAGATCATCCCAAGAAACGAAGTCTTCAGTAACCTTCCTAAGACCCTGTTCATAACCAAGCTGTCTTGCTTCAGACAACACCTCTAGTCTATTCCTCCACATATCTCCATACTCTTGTCGTATAGTTCGATGTGAGTTTATTAATTCTTGCAGTGTTAAGGGTTCGTTCAGCATAAGCTTGATAGTGTATGCTTCTAGTAGGTCTTTATCAGTCATCTCAATTTCTCCAGTGCTTGTTCAATTGCTACTTCTAACTCCCTCAATCTTCCCTCATTCACATAATCCCGTGGTCTAATATCTCGCACCATACCCAAGATATTGAGAAGATCCTCTGTGATAGGGCCATACAGCTCTTTGTTTAGGGTGCGCTGTGCTTTTTGCTCAACCATTTCTTTTATCTTTGGACAATCATTTAACTGAGCATCGGCTACTAAAACATAATACTCCCAGTTGGTGGTATAGGTAAACTCAGTGCAATGTAAATCTTTATGCTCACGTCCTCTTTTTAAAATTGCTTTCATCTCATTTCCTCCAATCTACATCTTGATAGTTAGGACCAAAGTAACCATACGCCCAATAAGCTACTGTAACTCCACAGCTTGTACAAATAAACTCTTCCTCACACACGATACCATTAATTGTATCCCATACTTTAGAGTCTATCTTCTTGCATCTACATTTAGGGCATTTCTTAGGGTAGCCATCAGCCTCATAGTATTTGCTCATCTCAAGCACCTCTGACATCTGGCTTCATAGCACCATTCAGGAGCTGGTGCTGTAGGGTCTGCATCAACCAGCTCAACACTAAACCCTTTCTTTATAAGATTTTTAATGTCCTTTGCGCAGTCTGCTTGCTCTAATGGAGTATTTGCGACTGACATAAATATGACTAACCCTTTAGAGCATTTACCTATGTAGAGTTTGTTCATTTTAGTTTCTCTGTTTAGTTCAGTAGTAGTAGTGGGGGTTAAGTTTTGTTTCTTGGGTCCATGAAGTTCAGACAACCCCAAGTTCTCATATTCACACACGTCACACCAAGCCATGTAGTTTCTCCTTGTATTTTAGAAAGGCATGCCCCATGCACACACTATCGGCACGGTCATTGATATTCTTTTGTCCTGTGAGAAAGGGTTCAGCTTCTGGATGGAGTTCTAATGCTTTAGCAATTGACGCTTTTTTATCAGAGTTTCTTAAACCACAAAGAACTTTCCAAATTTGCGGCCTTATATACTCTAATCTATAGTCAGAGGCGCAGCCAATGAGTATGCCAAAGCCCATGAGAAAGTTGGAGGCACTTACACGCCCATCTGTTGGGGCTGAAGTTACCCTTTCGATTACTATAATCTCTGGGTTATACTGCTTAAAAATTGCAGACACTTGTTTGGTATCTGGCAGTGTTTGTTTTGACCCCCACTTTACTTGAGGGATACTGAGGATGTTGATTACTGTTAGGTCATCAAAGACTGCGATAGCTCCCGCGCGGCCCGGATCGAGAACTAGGGTGATCATTTGATTATTCCTTGTTGCTTTAAATATTGATAAGCACTTGAGTTCGCGTCACAATCGTTCCAATTTAATGATTGTTCAATAGCGAATCTGTGGCAGACTGCCTCGGTGAAGTCTTTATGTCTACCAACATAAATAGGTTTGCCTTCACTTTCTATTCTAACTACCCATACTTGAGTCCTCTTGTTCCAACCTACCCCCTTTACTCCTGAAGAGTTAGTAGCGTATACACAAGAGTTTCTAAGATTACAGGACTTGCTAACTAACCTCAAATTCGCCCACCGGTTGTCACACTTATCCCCATTTTCATGGTCGATCTCTTGTTCAGGAAAATATCCTTCTTTGTGGCACCAGATAACCCTGTGTGCTTTGATACTGCCAAATCCACTAATATGAACTGCCCAATACCCTCCACCGTTTGGAGAGCCAGCCCTTTCCCCAACTTTTTTAACCCCACGACTCAGATTATGAGTTAAGAAACCAGTATCTGGATCATAGCTGAAAAGAATTCTAAGCGTATCCTGGGTAAGTCCTTCCTCTCTTAACCTTATAGCTACTGGGTCATTCCTATATCTATTTTTTACTGATTGGCTCTGAGGCAGCTTGCAATTCCATCGAAGTTTCGGTTGACCTATCTTTAGGGGGGCGCTCATCTAACTCCTCAATCTTTGAGTTTATAAGTTGACGTATTGTCTCTGAAGCATTAGTACCGTTATCTTTCTTTATAGATTTCAAGTAATCAATCTGCTTCTGAGTCAAATAAAAGTTTGTTCTAATCATTTTTATATCTCCAATGTACATCAATTATTTATCTTTGTCAAGAGAATATTTCTTCAAACTACCAAAATGCGTTCCGACTTCTGGGGTTGATTCCAATTCAATCTCCATATCAGCATATGGTGCTGTTATACAAGCATGAAGTTTTGGAATACGTTCTTCAAGCACAGAATTGTGGACAGCAAAAACCAACTCATCATGGATGGATGTAAGTAGGTGGCAATGCTCATCAATTAGTCCCCGCTCCCAACAGTAACCCATTACTAACTTTATCATTTCAGCTGAACTACCTTGCACCCTGAAGCTCCAGGCCAATCTACCCGCTGAAGCTTGTTCCCCTTCAGATTTCATAGCAAATTGTTTATGAAGATGTCGCCTTGCCCCAAGAAACGTCTCACTGTACCCACGCTTTCTACATAGCTCAATCCACTCATCAATTGCTGGTCCAAGACGAGGAAAAGCTTTAGCTTTAGCTTCCATAAACTCTTGAGCATCCCTCTCACTACAACAGAGTTCTTGGCTCAGTTTCTTCGCACGGCAAAGATACTGCGTTGCAAACCCAACGAGCTTACCAGTTACTCTACAACTTTTAGCATCCGGGTCTTCAGCATCTACAGCATTTTTGAAGTCTTCATATGTTTTATATTTTGGGTCTGAGTCCCTTAGCATAATTTGCAAACCTACCAATGAATGAACGTCTCTCCTTTGTTCAGGAGTACCCATATAGCATGACAAAAAGTTAGGTTCTCTAGTAGACCATGCAGCGACTCTCAATTCCTGCCCTGATTCGTCCAACGCCACGATTGACCAATCTTTAGGTACTGTAAGCATATCCCGCATTTCTTTACCTTTCTTCTTGGAAAGTTGGGCATAGTTGGCGGCAGAGTGCGTGAAGCGTCTCGTGGTGGTGTTTGACTGGGACATATTGCTATGAAGTTTACCAGTCTTCCAATGACAGAACAGTGGGTACTTTGCAAGGAATAGTGACTCTCTAGTCAAGTACCCTTTTAATTCAACCAACTTCTGTAAAACTGCAATACCATCTTTATGAGTATCTAAATAAGCAATCGCATTAGCAATCGCTGTATCATCAGTACTTGGACTCCCTTCCCAGATACCTTTCTTTCTCATAACATCAGTAGCTGGATTGCGGATTCTCACGGGACAGTTTAAAACGTCGTATAAAAGGGTCTTGACTTGAGTTGGACTACGTGTATTCAACTCCGCTCTTGGAACCCAATACTTCTCAGCCAACGCATTGACGGCCTCGATACCTTCTGAGACTGCTGAGATTACAGTGGACAACTTCTTATTGTCCTCATCAGCTTCAGGTATCTCTAATGGATAGTTGCCTTCCATTATTTCCTCAATTGCTTCAACAACACTGCCAACTGATCTTGCTTTTGTCTCTAACTCATACCCCATAACCATCTGGTACAGTTCTTTAACCGTCTTTCCCGTAAGCACAAGGAACGGCTTAAATTCCAATTCGCCCCAACCAACCTCCAGCAGCATTGACTCTAATTCAGCCTTTGCTCTGATAGTGTTAGCGTCATTCTCTTCTTTCAGTCTGTAATACACATCCCAGTCGAAATCAACCCCCTTACAAAAGGCTAGTGATGTGACTAGCCCTGCTTTTTGCTCAACCTGTTTAAAGACTTCCCAAGTATTTTCATACAACATAATACAGTGAAGAAGGTTACGAATAGAATCAGTAGTAATAGCATCATCTATTGCATATGCTAGTACTTGATCGCCAGTAATATCCCGCATCTTCTTACACTCAAACCCGCTTTCCTCAGATGCTTTAGCAAGTGTTGTTTCGTATGATTGTTGATCATAGTTGAGATGTACTTTAGACAAGTGTTTTAGTCCCTGAAAATCATTCTCAAAACAATAGTTTGCCATGATTCTAGTATCATAAGCATTCTCAAGCATGAATCCAAATGTGTTATGTGTGACGACGTTCTCAAAATTCAATAAATTCTGAGCGTACACCTCTTTATCTTTGATAAGCAGGAGAATACTCTCAAGATCTTTGAGTTTGATGTTGTCTGTGTTTCTGTGGTCTACTGAGAAATAATATGTTGAGTCATTTATTTTCAAGCTCATGCCAGTGATTTCACTAGAAATAACATCGACCTTAATACCCCCATCAGTCTGCTCAACCCAAGCATCTGACTCAGGGGGCGTTGAAGTCTCATAATCCAGAGTCACATGACTACAACGACTCAGCTCCTCAATGACCTCTCCCTTACACCTCTCAAAATTCTCCGCAGTAACAAGAACTTTTGAGCAATCAGTAACCCGAGCAGACCAGCGAACCTTATGAGCCGGAACGTGCATTGGCTGCATCAACTTATAGGACATATACAAGTCTTCAGCTTGATCAATGAGCAACTGCAACTTCTTCATGTGAGGAACATCCTCAGCTAGTTCATGAAGACGCTTCTCTTGGAACATTTTGTCAAGCTCATGCAGACCTTCCCATCCAATGAGCTGCTTTAGTTCAAGCCAAGCCTTTTCTCCAAAACCTTTACAGGATTTGATCCCATCACTTGTATCACCTGTAACTAGGCAACGGTACAGGACAATTAACTCACGAGGGGCAGGGTAACGAACCGGGTCAAGCTCATCCCACAGCAGGTGATGTGTGGCTTCTGCAGCAAGGAGGTCTTTGTCACCAGTAAATAAGATAGTTTCTGGAAACCTCTTGCATATCTCAGCCGCTAGATCGTCCCCCTCAACTTGGGGAATCTGCGTAGAAACCGCAGTGACTGCTCCTTTTCTCATAGCAAACTCTGAGAACTCTGTCACTAGCTGGTTAAAAACATTGTAAAATTCTTTTGGTCTTGACTCCCGATTGGCTTTATAAGTTGGGCAAATCTTCTTCCTTGCTGCCCCTGTTCCACTCTGCTCAAGTACAAGGATAACATCAGTCCATCTCAAACTCTGTTCTCTGAGTGTTTTCTCGAACGTAACCTCTACCCTTTCCATGCAGGTTTCAAATGAAGGAATATGAAACTTCTTACCATCATGAACCATGTCTATGCCAAACTCGGGGTCGGTTGTGTGCATGAACCTCCCGAGTATTGAGGCTGTATCAACAATTAGCTTCACCTCACACCCCCTTCAGTTTAATCTTTCCTTTAACCTTAAACCTGTACACCTTTCCGCATTCATCACAAGCAATCTCCTCATCGTGAAAACACATCAGAAGCTCAATTGGGACTTCATCAAATCCGTACTCGTAGAGTTGTGGAATGCCTTCTTCCTTTTCAATACTCAGCTCAATCTCTTCGTCACAATTAGGACAGAGAATGGTTATAACGTCACAAGGTAATTCATCTTTCATTGTTTTCTCCATAGTAAAATACCCCATTAACAAGATTGTTAATGGGGTATAGGGTTTGGCGGAAGATCAGGGATTCGAACCCCGACTGGTTGCCCAGACTACAGTTTTCAAGACTGCTGCAATTGCCATTTCTGCCAATCTTCCAGAATTTTGGTAGCTCCAAAGTGATTCGAACACTTACTGAACAGGGTCTAAGCCTGTTGCCTCTGCCAGTTGGGCTATGGAGCCATGGTCTACGCGGCAGGATTTGAACCTGCGGCTACCCGAGTCCAAGTCGGGGTGTCTACCAGACTGACTTACACGTAGATGTATTTTGGTGCTACTAGAAAGATTTGAACTTTCACTTACAAGGGCTTAAACCTTGTGCCTCTGCCAATTGGGCTATAGTAGCTTGGGGTGAAAGGTTGGATTCGAACCAACTTCCCCTGATTCACAGTCAGGGATTCTAACCATTAAACTACAATCACCACATTGTCAATATAAATTATTTGGTGGACGCTGATGGATTTGCACCACCGCTCTTGTGAGGCTTCCGGGTTACAGCCGGACACATTACTACTCTGTCAAACGTCCATATTTTATTTATTGGCGGAGGGTGAAGGTTACGATCCTTCTATAGTTGCCTATGCCTCGGTTTAGCAAACCGGCCCCTTACCATTCGGGCAACCCTCCGCGTTTACCAATTACGCCAGCGCAAACTTAATTGTGGTGTAATCTTGCCGAGCCTGATTGGTTTCGGCCTTGGCAAAAGCTTTAAGTACAGGGGGCTTGCCGTCATTGCCGAGGTTAAGCATACCCATCTCAGCTTTGATCTGCAGGCCAGACTTGAAAGAAATCCAAGCACTCTTAGCAACCGCTGCCAACTGAATGGTCACGATCTCACCGACGAGGTCAGCACTTTCATCTGCCGTACCAGTAACCATGACATAAAGGTCAATATACTCAGACAACTTTGCTTTGTCATAGCCAGCGTCTTTGGCAATAGCAAGGTCTTCTTCAATATCGTTGCCACGAGACGACAACTGATTGTCATAAGCTGCAGCAAAGTATTGTTTCTGCTCAGTATCACCCTGTGGACCATTCGGAGACACAGAGCGTTTACGTTTCTCAGCCATCACCTGGAAGGTAATCCAGTTGCCAACAGACTTGTTGGTGCTGTAGAGTTTGAGGTTGCCAGAAGAGCCAACGATACGATCAAAGGTCTGAGTATCTGCTTCGTCAACGATCTGCTGAATAGCAGGAGAAGTCAACCAAAATGACCCAGGCTTGGATGCTACAGCCGGCGCAGCCGCAGTCTCTTTCACAGCCACATCTTTTGTCTCAGCAGCCACAGTCTCGGTTACATTCTCAGTCTCAGTTACGGTTGCAGTCTCGGTTCCGGTCTTAATAAGTGCCATGATAAATCTCCAAATTTAGGTTTAGGTTTAAATACGCCCGTTGCGTATGAACTACTTGTACTACGTTTATTTGCTTCTGTCAAACAGTTTTCTGTTTTATTACACGTATCCCAAATGGCACTTGCAAACTGCACAGTACCTTGTATCATACATCCATCCATATTCATCATAAATTAACTGCTTAGGTTGCTTTGCATGGTCACACGGAGAATTCATAAGTTGGTTTACCTCATCCTCTGTGGCTTCTCTAACATCAGACCAGACAACCACCCTACCATACCTCTCTCGGATTACTTCAATCAGCATCCCCAACCTCCTCCTCCCACTCACGAAGTAGTTCCATAGCATAATCATAGCCATCCCAGCTGTCAACCCCGGCTGCTCTTAGAGCCAATAACCACGAGCTGTCTTCTAAAAGCTGTTCATACTGGTCTGCAGAAATAGTCACCGTCTTTGTCTCACTCATCCCCCACCTCGTCTTCAAGTTCCTTCACAACTTCAATCACCCCCAAGTTAAACGTCACAGACTGAACCTGGGACATTGGGTAGACTGTGATTGTATTCTGATCCTCCCAAAAAGAAATAACATTAAAGGTATCATTTACCGGCTGATCTGTAATATCTTTGTTATAATAGTCGTCGCCATTAAGAGTAATGACTGTGACTGTTGCATTGTTCCACTGTTCGTCTGTTGGATTGCGAATCATCAAAACTTCTCCCCATCAATTTTAAGTTTAATACTGCCAACATCATTACGCAAACACTGAACCAGCTTTACTACCAACTGTTTAGAAAATTCTACATCAGCAACACGGTCATCAAGACTAAGAATAAAGTTAATCAACTCTTCATCGCTGCAACCTTCATAAACACTGTAAGCCAGCTCATTCAAATCAATATCAACTCTTGTACTAATCTTCATATCTTCACAAACTCCTTCAATGATTTTTTATTCCGATTGAACTTCAACAAATCCTCATCATTGTCTTGTAATCGTCTATAAATGTCTCCTTGTATAGTTCCTTTGGCAAGAGGGAATCTAAAGAAAGTAGTTTTCTTCTGCCCCTGCCTTGCGGTTCTACCACACATCTGAGTCATCCTGTCACTTCTGAACGGTAGCTCTGCGCAGATAGTGTGGTTAGCAATCTGAAGGTTATGCCCAAGACCAAGGCTATCAATATTGGCGATCATAATCTTAGCTTCGCCTTTCTTGAATCTCACCAATCCTTCAGCTTTCTTCTCTTTACTTACTGAGCCGAAGCAAGCGACGCATCTGTTAGCATAGTATTCAGACAACATCTTACTCACAGACACATGCCTTGTATAGATAATGACACTGTCGTCTTCATCTAGCTGGTCCAGGTATGTGTCAATGATGTCAAGAATGGGGGGTTTAATATCAAGCCCAAATTCTTTTGGTACTAACACTACTTTCTGCAACACAGAGAAATAAGCTTCTGCTGCTTGCTCATGTAAGCTCTCAGGCAACAACTTGAACTCAGCCTCAGCAATGTCCCTGTATAGGGCTAAATGATTCTTCTCAAGCGAGTAAGGCACTTCCGTATACACTGACTCAGGTATCTCCAAATCAACGCCCTGAGACTCAACACAGAAGCTGTTGAAGTTGTTGTCCATCAGCTCAACATCCCGCCACTCCTCTACCTTGCCCCAATAATCAAGCTTCTCTATATGAGCAAGCTCAAACAACCTATGACTAGGATAGAGGCGATGATCAAATATCGAGCACCAGTTGTAAATCTGTTCACGCCCAGACAGTGGAGTTGCGTTTGCTCCACAGAGATAATGTTTAGGTTCATCTGCTAATGTTAGCCTCAACTTACCATACATCAGCATCTTTAGTTTCTTGTAGGTAGCCCCCATTGACTTCAACGATAACTCGTCAGCGAGAATAAACAACTTTCTTTTATTGCCAATTCTCTGTACTCGATTGAAGTCTGACCTAAAAATGTTATAGGACATTAAGAAGACAGGGGAACTCTCAATGTTTATCTTCTTGCGCTGTGCAGGTGTGCCTCTATAGACCGTAACCGCATCAATACCTTTGACAGAAGAGATGAACTCAGCTGTCTGATCAAGCAGTGATGGAGGAGCCAGTACCATGATCTGCTCAACATCATTAGCAACAGCATGAAAAAGACCTAAATACAGGGACATGACTGACTTACCAAACCCTACTTTATCAATCATTAACACGCATTGCTTGTCTGCTGCTCTGCTTACTGTATCATATTGATAGTTGTGAGGAGTATACGGAAATGTAAACTCCTCCTCAACAATTTTAACGCTTTTCAATAGCCTCTTTAGCCTCGGCTTTCAGCTGTTCTTCAGTTACAGAATCAAAGCAGGAGGGGCGATGCCCCCACTGATCAAGAAACTGCATGATGTTGTACTTACCACTGAACTGTTCTATGAACTTCTCCTTGGCGTAAGCCTTTGCATCTTCTCCACCAACTCCAACGAACAGCAGGCAGTTTCTCTGAGCATTTACATACTCAGTATAAACTCCCTGCCTCATCAACTCAAGACCTTCAAAGAACTTTGGGCGACCTAAATGATCTTTGCAAGCTCTCATTCCAAAGTTTCTCAGCCCATCTAGGACATTGAGAATAGTCTCGAAAGCTACTGCTGTGTTGACTACATTCTTTTCGCATTCTTTTAGTAGCGATTCCGGATTAGGCATTATCTTCCTCCCCAAAATCTTCCTCTTTTAAGCCCTTAGACTTGATGCCAAACTCGACCGCTTCAATAATCCCCTTCGAGTTCATACCAAAGTCAATAGGGCCAAACATGAACACGGCCACTTCCTCGTTAGATTTGTTTGCTTTGTACTTCTTCTTAAACGCTGCTTGTTGTTTGACCTGAGAAGTGAAAATTTCAAGCTCAGTGTCACTGCTGCCGTCTTTGGTTGCTACAAAATAAAGTTTCATTCAGTCACCTCAGTTGCATTAAAAGTCAATTAGTTACCTGTATTGATTATATGGATATGCACCAACAAATTCTTTGCCTTAGCCACACTTATCATGTGCTCAGTTCCTTTACTCACACCATCCCACAAGGCGATCAGAGCCTCGGCAACCTCAGCCATCTCCATATTTCTTTTGTGCCCCGCGAACTTGCCGTACCGCTCCCACTCTGCCGGGTATTTAATCAAGTTTAAGCCCAACTCCGCAGCATATCTCTCCCCCAGTCTATCTGCACCCCTTGCAGTCCCAGATATTACCTCACTAACTAAAAACGGGCAACTGCTCACTGCTGTAAGAAGATCTTTGAACCTCGTAGCTGTACGAGAGCCTGCTATGATCGTTTTCATGTTAAGTTCCTCAAAATTTATCTGCTTCTTTCTGAAACGCTGCGTCGTCAGTAAACTTGCGGCGAAGTTGAAACCAATCAGAGATGTAGTCAACGTCAGCTTCGCAGTCGTCTGGATCACTACGATGAATCAGCAGCATACCTGTTGATACTCCATAGTATACAGCTCCGTTCTCAATCTGTTTGATAGTCCGTTCAATGTATGCTCGTTGAGGTACGCCAACCCCAATCTCATAACCACAGGCAAGACTTGGTACATGCCCAAACCTATAGAGGTCATTAGTCTTGCAGTCAATCATCTGAACATTGACTCCATTATCATCCGCGCCGATGTTAATGATCTTTGTCTTAGCAAGGATGATTGGATTGACAGCATCATCGTCATAGCGATAGATACCAAAATACTGCCCAGGCCAGATCTTCACAATCTGGGTATGTTTAAAGCTTTTAAAGTTGTAACGGGATTGAGCGAGTAAGTGTTGTGCTCCTTCAATCCCACTCAGAAATTTACTTACCATTCAATTCCTCCAGGCATTTGTTGATCTGTTTAATGTAATAGGTTTTCAACTCTTCAGTGGTAGAAACACAGTTCTGAATTGATGCCACTCTCTCAAGCATCTTAACGTAGTACTCCATAGTATTCTCAACTTCTTCTATACTGTGCATAGTCATTTATAGCCTCTCAATTTGGTATAAAGTTTATCTCATTTCTAGCCAGCTCACTTGGGTAAAACAAACCACTTACCCGACTATTTTTCCTTGACTTGCTCTCCTCAACATTACGCAAGAACTCCCTCATCCTTTCTTCTGTCTCAAAAATGTATAGCTTCTTCCAAGGGTTTGTTATTGAACAACTCTGACCACAAATCCCATTAGGTCCATCATCCTCATAGACTACAGCAAAACATGTAGATAACTTCCCCTTTAAATCAAACTCGCCAGTCATTTATAACCTCTCTGTTTACTTTCATTAACTTGTCGTTGAATATCTTCTGCCAAATCTACAAGAGGCCCATCCATATCATTATAATGAGCCCCTACCCTCGCCCCAATAATCTGCAAAAGCTGCTGGTCTGTGTCATAGAACTTTCTAATAGGTAGATGAGACAGATCAAAGCCAATAAGATATTCATAGAACGCATAAGGGTCAAGCATCTCAAGCAGGCCAATGATCATCTTACCACCAACGCAAGTGATAAGAGTATCTGCAAGGTAGCCTTCGAAGGCAGGGTCAATGCTGCCAATTCTGTCTTTGCAGGGGATAGTTGACCCTACCTCGTACTCAAATGGGGCTGTCGTCATCAGCATCACAGCAGCTAACAACGCAGGGCGATCTCGGTATGAACGATACAGCCCCATCTCAACGCCATCAACAAAGCAGTTGTAATCCTCTAATGGTTGGTTTATGCAGTATATCAATTACTTAGTCTCCTTTTATTTAGATTGACATAAACAACTTTTCCTAAGTCTCTGCTCTTAGCAACCCAAGGAAGTTGGACTTTGAAACCTCTAATGACCACTTCATTGCTGCCGAGATCAGACTTGCAAATGGTATGCTTGATGAAATTCGGTGGTTTGATTCTCAGACTCATAAAAATACCTCACAATTTTAAGTATTTATTCACAGCCTCATAAGAATTAGTATTCTAATTCCTCTTCTGTGCGTGTTTAATGTCCGGCTTAAGTCATTCCTGGACAATATAATTAGATAGATTTATAGCTGCGTTCCAGTCACGGTCTATCTCTAAACCACAGTCACACTTATAAATTCTATCTTTCAAAGTTAAATCAGTTTTTATACACCCGCAGTTGCTACAAATCCTAGAACTGGGAAAGAACCTATCAGCTATAATAACTTCACCCCCTCTCAATTCTGCTTTGTATATTAGCTGCTTACGGATCTCAAAAAATGAAACATCACTAATTGCCCTAGCTAGTTTATGATTCTTCATCATGCCAGAGCAGTTCAAATCCTCAATAGTAATTGATTTGAACTTTCTTGTTACTTGATCAGTAAAGTTATTAATAACTGCTGACCTATTACAAGTCACTAAATAATGCGTCTTAGAAATTCTGCTCTTCAACCTGTTGTACCTATTACTACCCTTCACTTTTCTAGCTAACCCCCTCTGTAATTTAGCTAGTTTCCTTAGTTGCTTTTTCAATGGTTGATTTGCCTGATACACAGTTCCATCAGACAAAACGGCCATCTCCTTTATACCCAGATCAATCCCAACTTGGCTCTCGTTTGGGACTTTATCAAGGTATGGATTAGCTGCTACATCCACCAGTATTGATACAAACCATCTACCTCCTGTAGATGATATGGTGCATCTCCCCCTCTCACCAACAAACCTAAGACGCTCCCGCATCTTTATAGGTTGGGTAAGATTTGGTATACGTAAATTCCTCCCACTAACTTTATAGGAAGTCTCACTATCTAGTGAAAACGACTGTCTCCCGTATTTCTTTTTGAACTTTGGGTATTTACATACACCTTTAAAAAACTTCTTGAATGTGTTAGCTAGATCCCGGATCGTCGAATAGTAAGCCCGACTAGGGACTTCATTAATCCACTTGTTTCTATCTCTTAGAGTTTTCAGAAAGAAACGGATATAATCCTCGTCAGGTTTAAATCCTAACTTATATGCAGACGACCACTCAGCTAAGCAAGCATTCCAGACGAATCTCTTCACACCACAGGTTCGTTTCAGAAACTCAACTTGCTTCGGGCTTGGCCTCAACTCTATTTTGTGGGTTAGGAACATACTCACTCTTCAAGTAATAATCCACAGCTCGTCTTAAATGCTCGGCAACCGTTATGCCTGTATCCTCTGCTAAGATATCAAGCTTAACCAGTTGCTGCTCTGAAAAATAGCTGTTTTTCTTTTTCATGCTCATAATATACTCCCATTATTTTAAGTTGCCAAGGATTATTTTACAGCTATTAACTTTTTAGTCTCCCCTGGCACTAATTTATACTTTCCAAAATCTCTTTTCAAATAATACTTTCTCATGATTTGCTGTCCAACCAAGCTAAGTAGCCCATAAAGAGACAGAATACAATAAGGTACATTACATCAGGCCAGTTCATTGTTCTCCCCTTGTAGGTATTGTTTTATTTGTTCAACGACTGGGGTAATTCTTGGAATAGTAGGATAGTAGTGTTGCGCGAAATGATCACTAACAGATTCATGAATAATCTCCATAATACCTATCTCGTCCATATCATCTTCAAAATCGCTACTATCTAACCATATTGATTCCTCCCCCAGTTTGAAACCTTTTCCTCTTACAATATAAGTTACTCTAAACTTTTTCATCTCTCCACCTCTCCCTTTCTGTTGTTTCTAGTTTGTTGGTTTAGCATGGTCCTTACTTTATTAAGTTCCTCTTCAGTATGTGGAGTACCACCTGAGTTCAATTCAATGTACCACTTATATACCTCTTCCATGGTAGCTAAGTTGTTCACGCAGAACAAAAAATCTACATTAGAAGGAAGTCTCCCACCAATCTCAGAAAACAGCCAACCTTTCTCATTGCCTGCCTCACCATGAAGTACCCGCAAATCATCATTGAGAAACCTAAGCACTGCTTGCAACCGCTGCTTGCCATCCACTAATACAAATGGACCTCTAAAATCCCCCATCCATCCAACGCAGTTAAACTGTATCTCGTTGGAACCCGAACCACCTCGGAGTTTAAAATTTACATAAGCAATCTGTTGTTGCTCTGTCCACACATGCCCACGTTGAAACTCGGGGTCAAGATCAAGATGTAAATACCTTCCCTTATACCCCTCTAAGGCTTCAATCAAATACTGCCAGGATTGATTAACTTTGTAGTTTGCCCCGTTTGTAAGTTGCTTAATGTCACGGAATGATAGGTTACTCACTACTCCACCTCTCCCTTTCTGTTGTTTCTAGTTTGTCAAGTATAATCTCAAGATCCCCGTCTGCTTCCTCTATTTCTTTCATTGAGAACAGCAAATCCTCATACTCAAGCTTTACTGTCAGCCATGTCTCCTGAGTCTTCACTGCCCCCACTATCTTCCTCGACTTCCCTAACTGCATCGTCTTGACCTTCATTGTTGTTCTCCATTAAATAAATATCAAACCTCCACTACCCAGCCGTTTTTTAACATCACGTCCATAAATACTTTAGTGTTTGGGTCTTCGCCAAGCATCAATGCAGCGAGTTGATATGCTGGGTCATCATCACTTCTACCTAGTTGCTGCAAGGCAGTAAAGGCAAGCCCATAGAACTGTTGTTTTGCAAAGGGGTTATCTCGAATGTTTAGCATCTCTCCTCCAAGCTCGTTCAATTTCTTCCCCAAGTCTCAACTCAAACTCTGAGACTTTGATTGTTTCTGGTTTTCTACGATCTTTGTCTTTGAATTTGTTCCAGGAAATTTCTCCTAAAGTTTTAGGTTTAACTAAAGGTTCTCCTACCGGACGATACAACTTGTCAAACTCAAGTCTGCCTGCTTCCCAAGCTCGCAGTCTGTGTCCTGCCGCTTTCGCTGATATCCCCTGTACCCTTGATCTTACATCGTCAATATCTAATGTCAAGCCATTTCGTTCGTATTTCTTGAGTCCCCCAGAGTACATTGGCGGCTTAGGTGCAAGGGCTTGCTCGACTGTAATCTCTTTGTTTAGTAACCTTTCATACCTCCTTTTCGCTGACTCTGTCTTCATCCCCACCCGCTCTTTAATAAGAGCGGGTGTAATAATCAGGATCTCCCCATTGACCAAAGCTTTGATTGAGTAGTGTTTCACGGGTAATTTACCTTTGTTCAACTACATTTAGAGAATCCACACGATTTACACACTTGACAACCTTCCTCAAACACAAGCGTTGGCTCGCCACACTCAGGGCAAGGCACTGTGTAAGGTGAGTTTGTCTCACTCAGGAATGTCTTCAATAACTTTGTCAGTTGCGCGGGCAAGTCCATCATCGAGCCTGAAGACTTGTCCAACTGCTTGATCACCTCCTCAACTGGAATGCTATAGCGTAGAGCAAGGCTTACTAATCTACATACAGTAGTGTAAGCCGTTGACTTCTCTCGATACTCATGTCGGCCATCGTAAGGGAACTTAGCAAAGACCTCCATTGGTTTTCCATCTTCGCTGAAGCAAATGATAATGTAGACGTTCTCGCCATCATCAAGCTTCAGTTTATAGCGTCTTGCCCGAAGCGTGTCAGGGAGGTCTTGCTTGACCGGGCCATCGGCTGAGACTGTGGCAGTGGGTTTGTCGAGGTTGCCGACTGTATTCAGGACTTGGTTAGCTCTACATTGATCAACATAGACCGTGACTCCTTTACATCCAAGATCGTAGGCAAGCATGAAAGCGTCCCTTACGTCTTGCTTAGTTGCATTTGCGGGGAGATTGACGGTCTTTGACGTACCAGAATCATTACCATTGTTTTGTACAGTTGCCTGCATTCTGATGTGGTTATCTGGCGAGATGTCTTTTGCCGTCTTGAAAATCTCCTGCCACTTAACTGGAACTTCGTGGTGTTTGACGGTCCCGGTATCAGCTATCTTCTTCATCAATTCTTCTGAAAAGAATCCCTCTCTCCTCGCCACCTTTTCAAACTGTTTATCAGTAAGAATGAGCAAATCATTGTCAAGCACACGCTTTACCATCACTAGAGAAAAGAGTGGCTCGCAACCTGAGCTGCAGTCAGCTATCATGGAAATTGTTCCAGTCGGTGCGCAAGTAGTTAAATTTGCGTTCTTTCTGTAGGGTGCGGATGTGTCTGGCAGGTAGGCTGGATAAGCTCCGGACTCTTCTGCCATTTTTATAGACTCATCATTAGCGCACTGATGAACAAAATTCATGATCTCTGCTACTTTATCACGCCCCTCTTGTGAGTCGTAAGGAAGTTCAAGAGCAATCAGAGTGTCATGAATTCCCATAGGCCCAAGACCTATATTTCTTGTCTTGAGTGTTGCTTCAGTGATCTGAGGTAGAGGAAATTTATTAACATCCAGCGTCATGTCCAAAAATCTGGTAGCTAACCTTACCACTTTCTCTAATAGCCCCCAGTCAACCACACCATTAATAACAAACTTATGCCAATTAATCGAACCCAGCGAACAGCTATTGAATGGTAGCAAAAATTGCTCGCCACAGGGGTTTGTGGTTTCGTAGTCTCCCAAATATCTTAGATTATTGGACTTATTGGCGGTATCAATGTAGATTATTCCGGGCTCACCGCTAGCATGGGCGCGGTCAATGATAAGATCAAAGATTCGACTCTCCTCTGCTTCTCCAGCCTTTACTGCTGTCATGAACTCATCTGTTATAGCCACAGAGAGGTTAAAGTTATTCAGTTTATTAGGATCAGATTTAATAGTTATGAAATCTTCAATGTCTCCATGATCAACACGAAGTGATCCCATGTTTGCGCCCCGTCGTTTACCTCCTTGCTTAATTGTATTAGTTGCGGAGTCAAACACCTCGGCAAAGCTAACTGGTCCTGACGCCACCCCTTGAGTTGACTTAACAGCAGAATTCTTAGATCTCAACCTGGAGAATGAGTAACCAGTTCCACCGGATTGTTTGTGGACTAGGGCTCCCCACTTAATAGCGTCAAAAATACCCTCCATAGAATCTTCAACCGGCAGCACAAAACAGGCTGATAGATTACCTAACTCAGTATTGCAGTTAGACAGGCAAGGAGAGTTGGGGAGGAAGTAAAGCTCATTAATCATCCAGAAAAACTTGTCTTCTAGGGTCTTATTCCCATTAGCCACATACTTTGCTACCCTCCCACTCAGTAGATTCCAATCCTCAATACAATTTCCCTCTTCATCCTTAAGATAGTAACGACGTTTAAGTACTGTTTCTGCTGTATCAGTTAAGATTCCTGGCATTTTAACTCCTGTAAATAGTTTTGCATATATTGGTATGCTGTTGAACCTTCATCATAAATACGAAGACTAGAACACTGCTCCATTGCTAACCTATGAGCCACTGCTTCAGTAAAATCATCATAGACCCCTATATGAATTTCCTTCACACCTAAATGAACCCTAACTCTCCACTGGTTAATCCTAAATTTCCCTACACCTTTAACCCCACTAACATTATCTGATCGTATCTTGCAATTTATGTTATTGCATGACTGGTTTATTTCTCTAAGATTGCACCACCTATTATCAGTTCTTACCCTGTTAATGTGATCTATCTGGTGCTCTGGGGCATAACCTTCCATCCAAATCCAAATTATTCTATGGAGATAAATAAATTTTTTATCTACCTGAGTCTGCAAGTACCCATTGGTTGAGTTAAACGCTCCCACTGTAGTCCCTCGTTTTACTCTGATAGCCCCCTGCCCACCCCTTACGTCAATAGCCCAAGTTAATTCGCCAGTATTGGGATCGTAATCAAATAGCTCCCTAACTCTTTCCTGTGTTGGATAGGGCTTTCTTTTCTTCGTCCCACTTCCTTGATTTGCAATTTGGGCAGGCTGCTGGCCTATGTTCGATTCTTGGTTGCCACTCATGAGAACACCTTTTACATTTAAGTTTAAGCATATTTATATCTCCTTTAGTTATATTAAACTATCATGATAATAAAGTCAACAACAAAAATAAGAAAAAACCAAGACAAGCACCTTACCACATCTCTGCCTTGGTTTCAATCAGTTAATCGGCTAATCTTCCTTCAAGCTATTAAACAAAAGCCCAGAAGGTAGATTACTCTCAAACTCTTCTAAGTCTCTAGCGTCACAGTAATATATTGTGTCGGGAAATAAATGAACAGAGAAAATGTACAAGACTTTGTAGGGTATATTGATAAAGAAGTGTTGGTCCTCTGTAATACAAACAGGCGCTGAATAAGACAAAACCGCACCCAAGGGTATCCAACTCCTACCAGCAGAAGTAATATCAAATCTATCTCTACTATAAAACCCGTGAATCGGGCACCACCAACCATTCCTGATCATCTCAAACCTTCCTATCTAAAAAACCATCAGCCATAATATCATTCAGTTCATCCTCTGCGTCAGCACTGAACCAATAATCGTCAACGCATCCACCATCTTCACAGATAGGACAAAGATGAATCCAGTAGGTAGGATACTCCCAACCCTCACTTTCCTCTTCCTGTTCACAGTCAGAGCACTTACCTTTCCACCCACAATTAGAGCAACTACACATATCTGCTTTTGGCATCGGGGGTTCTAAAATATCACTTAGCATGACTCCACCTTGAGGAAATTGTACTTGGACTTTACATTAGCATTGAAATATTTGCCAACAGACTCGGCGTTAATAAGCTCGTCATGTACCTCTGATGGTACTCCATAGTAACGATAGACTGCACCACCTTTAAACTCAATCTCAAGGACAAGAAGGAATTCATCGTAGCCTACTGATTTGAGGTTGCTTGATTCTACTGATTGCCTTTTCATTTTATTTCTCCTCAATAAGTTTTATAGCTTCTTCAAACAATTGCTTCGCGCAAAAGGTTGGTATGATAAAAGACTCTCTTACCTTACCATCTTCAAGATAGTCAATGACAAGACCATCAGGGCCAACCCATAACTTGTACTCCCAATTGTCGTAATGAACAAGTCTTGTCTGTTTGATTACATCTAGTTTAAATTCTGACATTTATTTCCTCCCCATTTTGCATTCATGTAAATTCCACAAGTAGTCGTCGTCACCAATCTTGCAGCCAATTACAGCAGCAAAGGCGTCTTGCCACATTCTGACTCTGAAGACAGCTTCTACTCTTGCCGGAGTGTCTTCGTAGGTTTGGTTCTTCCACTCCTCAGCTTGTTGGAGTTTGGTGTGGACCTTGTCAATTGCTTGTTCAAGAGTTTTGTTTAACATTCTATTTCTCCCGCAATTAATTTTCGGAAAGTTCCGAAATTTCTTATTGACAACTTAGATTTTTAGGTTATAATATCTAAATATGGACAGACTAAAAACTTATAAATATAGGTTATATCCTAATCTTGTTATTCTATCTTCTTGAACCTAAAGATTAGTCCGTGAGTGTGTTTGTATTCTCCTGAGCAGACTCTGGACACAGATCCAGCAGTTAATCCATGCTCAATTTGTGCTTTGGTGGCTGAACTATACTCCGCTATCACAGATCCATCACCGTCTACTAACTCTACTGGTTTGCTATTTCTTTTCACTATATCAGCAACCAGCTCTTTGGACAATTTTTTACCTCTCATTCCATTTTTCTCTGTTGCTATTTTACTCATCAATTCGCAGAACTCCGGGCTTCTCTTCTTCCCATAGTTTGGGTTTTCTCTGCCAAACAACCCTAACATAGGATGTTTTTTGTCTTCCCACATATTTACCCCCCTTCTAGTTTCCCCACTTTTTTCACATGCTTGCAGCATCTTAAGTCTATTGGCTTCCCACATATCCTTTGAACGTTCGCTTATGCCTCGTCTCTCTTCCTCTGTCCACTCCCTCCCTACCCTATTAGTGTTTCCTATCATTCTCTCCCTACATGCCTCTTTATGAGATTCTGGCATTTTACACCCAAGGTTTGACCCGGCTATTTTTGCTACATTGAATCCCTTACTTGATTTCCACGATTCATAAAAATCAATCCAATACTGTTCTCTTATTAGTAAATCTTGCTCGCTACATAGCTCTAATACAGAAATTGATAGTGTATCCACCCCATATTTATCAACAAAGTTCTGAAACCTCCTATTATGCTTCCCCTTGGAGAGCGTGTATTTGTGCCCCGCCACCCTTAATCTAAAGCATTTTGCGCTACCAACATACACATTATCATTAATGCTGTTAGTTATAATGTAAATTCCAGAGGAATTTATGTCTGAGGGAGATATTTTGCTTTTCATAGAAATCACAGTAACATATTACCACATTTATAGCAAGATATTACCAGCATATTATTTAATGCTCTTGATATCTCTTGTGAAGCACGATAGGGATAATCTGGCAGCCAGAAATATCAAACACTTCGCTTTCTCTGATCAAAATTTAATAGGGCAGACTCTGTCCAAATCTACGCCCGCAGAGAGCAGACGCAGTAAGGTCACTCGTAGAAGCGGGAACTCAACTAAGTCCTTGATTTAGCTGAGAGAGTCACTTAACCTTCTGCCCTCAGCTCTATGAGCCTCTACCTTTGCGAAATAGGCATCCTTGTCAAGGGCCTGCTCACGAACAAATCCGTGAAGGTTCTCAGGTACTTCTTCTCCAGGTCCGACTTGAAACACACACTGACCGTGCTCGTAGTAATAGGTTGTTGTAAAATCCGCTTTACTTGGGTATGGTAATTTGGTTTCGTAATCAGAAAAATTCATTTATTTCTCCTCATAATTGTCAATGAAATTGATTGGGTCCAGCCTAAAGTCCTCAACTTGTTGCTTTGTCAGAGGTTTGTCAACCTCAATGTGATTGGTAAGTTTGTTGCCCACGAATCTTTTGTAGTCGTTGCCTTGGATTAGAACCATTATCACTTCATCAGAAAAATTCACATTCACTCTCCTCAACTTTTGGTTTCTTTTTAACATACAACCCTTTGAATGCAAGCTCTCTGCACACATCAATCTGCTTAAACTCCCACATAGGAATACCTCTTTGCATCTTACGTACAATAGGGTATTTGCTAGGGTCTGAGCAGTTGGTAGGGGCGAGGTAGCCTGATGTTTCCATCTCCCGCTGCATGGTTATGATGTCGTCATAGCCACGGTTCAGGTTGTAGTACTCTGCGTATCTGTTGTAGAATCTATAGAATCCCTCCCTTGAAATCTCCATAGGACCGGTTCCACCCCACCACTCAGCCAAAGTCTTGACCTTCTCTACATCAAAGAATATCTCAAGCGACCCTTCAGTGTCAAGGAGAATGAGAAAGAACCTTGTTGTTGGGTGTGAGGAACGAATAAGGTCAGAGATTCGCTGAGTTATGTTGCCCTGCGGAATGTCGCTCGCGTCAAAAGTAAAGATCGGGAGGTTGAGAAAGTAATCTAAAAATCCCTCTTTGCCACCATTTTCTATCTCTTCCATAAGTGCCTTGAAGTATTTTGAATCCTTAGCTTTGCTGTCATTAACACTCAGATAACAGAACCGTCTGTCGCCAGCGTCCAAGTTAATTACCCAACCATCGTTCGAGCCAAAGATTACATTTGTGTAGTTTCTTGACTTGAACGAGTCAAGCCCCTTCATCTCCACTGTCCTGTAAGGGTCAGTAATCAACGTCTTGATCGTTTGCTTGTCCTCATGCACGCCAGCAAACGTAGCCTCGTTCGCGAACAGAAACACATTCAACGAGAGCTGCTTGTTGAACCTACCAACGATGTCATCACGTCTTGTGGTTGACATCCCGTGAATGCCGAATGCAGGGACAATGCAATTGTCGATAATAATGTTCTTGCCTGCACCTGGAGTTGATTGCAGGACAAGGGATGTACCGTTGAGCGAAGCTGGTTTTTGAAACAGAGTTCCTAACCAACCTTGAAGGTAGTTCCATTCTTCCTCAATGCCACTGCACCACACATCTTTCAAATGCTCCAGAATCAGCGTCGGATGCTTGGCTTTGCTCAAGTCTGCTACATAGCCACTCCAGAGGTTGTATACGCCTCCCTGTTGGATTATTCGAGTCTGTCCAGGCTTCCGTATCAAATCCCGGTTCGGTTCAAAATAGACGCTCTCATAGGTGTTCCTGGAGGATGAGTCCATCCACACCGAGAACGCTGATTTGTACACATTCTGGTTTGGGACTTTGATTTGTTTGTTGCGAAAGAATTGTTCATGCTCGACAGGTTTTGAAATCACCGTCTCGAAACTGTTGATTGATGGTAGCCACTCTTCGCATAGCACCACTGTCTTTCCTGACAGCATCGCCACACCATACCGACTGTTCAATCCCAACTCAAGCTCGTCTTCAGTCGACTCTGGTTCTTTAGCTGCTTGTAACTTCTTCTTGATCGCAGCCTTTTCTGTGCCTACTCCTGATCCAGTTACATTGGCAAGAGCTTTCTTAAAAGCATCTGCAATCTCGCCAAGATCAGAGTCAGTAGCAGTACTTGCAATTTCCTGCTGATTTGTACTAATGAGTCTATAGATAAGTTTCTTTGCATTGACTGAGACTGCATCCGATTGAAGGGTTGCAATGAGGTCGTTAGGGGACCAACGCAACAGGTACATAATCCCAGCGTGACGGTGGGTGTATATCTTGAATCCTGGTAAAGCTGTAGCAACACCTCGGCCCACAATATCACGTTCTTTAGACCCTCTGACATAAGGGTCTTCAACATCTGGTAATTTTAAAGGTTCCTCTACCGGGTCAATCAATAAATCACGGACAAAGAAGTCATTTCCATCATTGTCCTTGATAACTTCATCAGACAGCAGCTCAACAATTGGAGTCCCATTCTTAGTATATCGTGTTACTTGGTCATTAATTGCAGCCAACTCATACAGCTTTGAAGTGCCATTAACTTTTGCTCTTTTCTTTGCTCTCTTCTCGTTATAAAGTGCTCTCTTCTCGGCAGCCTCTTCATAAGCAGACTGACGAAGATCAATAAAGATTTGACGAAGCTGCATCTCGTCTTCTTTAGAGAGCTTCGTTAAGTCGTCAACTACAACTCTTGGTCCTGCCTGATACTGAAGGTTGTCTAAGCGGGTTGACGTGATACCATCTTCAAGTACAGGGGAGGAACAATAGACTTCTCGCTCCCACGAGTTTACCGCCTTGTCAATCTTCGTTTTAATAGTGATTGTACCTGCGCTGGTTACAAATGGATAACCATGACCAGCGAGCAACAACCTGTCAAACATTGTGTTCATGTATGCAACGCTGTTACCGTCGCATTCCACGAAGATGTGGAAGTTACCTTCACCAACAATGACAGAACCATCAGGATTGTACAGATAAGACGACGACGAAGGCGACACCACTAATGAAGCGGTTTTTATTTGGGGATCAATTTCTGACAGAAAATCAATAGCTTGGTCCGGGTTAAAGCCTGAGTTATCAAAGTCAAACAAAGCCCAAGTAGGTTCACCACGAAAGTCAAGGAATTTCTTTGTCCTTGTAGGGAAAATGTCTTGCGACATTGCATTACATTTCAACTCAGAGGGTTTGCTAAAATCCTCCAGCATCCCAAGACATAAGCATTGAGATTGCTTGAGAGATTTTATTAGGATCACCAAACCTTCTGAGTCTACGCTATGAGTCTCAATTGAACCTGAAACCAAATGCCCAGGCGAAGTCTTCACTAACTTCCCTGCGCTGTCAAATGAAAAATGTTTTGTGAGTGAGCTTACATTATCGCTTATAACCGATACGAAGGACATATCAATATCCTTTCTGTTTAAGGTAAGTGTCTATTTTTATGGCAGTGTCTGGCAGCATACGAATGAGTCGGTCATTGCAAAAGTTATAAACTAATTCAAATCCTTCATCCAGCTCTGCCGCCAGTTCGCGGTATGTTGTTCTTGATTCCTTCTTATACTTCAATAAGCGTTCGCCCAGACTCATTGGCTGACTCCTTGATTTTGAGTTGAGCAGCAACAGTACTCGGTTTATTGTTTGGGGTCAAGGTAAAAGTTGTGGGAGGGACGAAGTTAAAGAGTTAACGTAACCTAATACTTTATTCCCCTCATCCACAGACCTGATCTCCGCAGTATGAAACTCATGCCCAACAAAAGCTGAGATTTTACTGTATAACTTTGACCTACTCCAACCACAGTTTCGCCATAAGTGATCCAGAGAAGAGTGAATTTGTATTCTTATTTCTTTTATCTCTTTTGTGGGTATGCAACCCAAAGGTTTAGTTGGTGTAGAAGACCTATGATGACAGCCTACGAACCCCCCACAAGTAGAGCATCTCCAAAATTGCATTTTATGCAGATCTTTTCTGTGAGGGTAAACAACATTACCATAGACTATTTCACACTCAGTTTCTCTTTCGCATACACAACAGTAGATAGCTGGTTTGGTTACAAAGTTGCTGAAGGCAGTTTTAAAACTTTTATGTGTTTTCATTTTGCTAACACCCCTCCATAGCACCAACATGGCATTACTTCATCCCCATATACAGGGCATCTTGAATAACAGTAGCAAGTTTTGCAGTTCTTCTCACCCCCTGCTTCTAGGTAAGTCTTCTCTCGTTCTTTTACATCGAGTATTCGTTGTTGACCTCGTAGTTTTCTGCGTTCTTTTGCTCCTTTTCCAGGCATTTCTTATGCCTCCTCCTCAATGTAAGGCTTGATCTCGTCCCAAATTACTGTATCATTAACAGTAAATGAAGTTTTACCTCCTTGGTAACACTCAATGTAATCCTCTTGAGAGTAGCAACAAAAATGTCTCCTTGTCCAGCTACTATCTCCTACGTTCCTCACCAAAACCTTATCGTCAACCTTAAATTCATGTCTTGGTTTGCGGAGATAGATCGAGCCGTCGTCATTGTACACGATCTCACGCAAGCTCTCTTTCCAATCGTCGCCGAGGTTGAATAGTCCAACCTGCAGAATGTCTTCATAATCCAACCAGCAACGCATATCAGTGTTGATGGTTGGTCTATTGAAAGCTGCTTTCTGATACCCATCTGCATCCATACACAAGTACTTGTGTTCTTTGTTAAACATTGTATTCTCCTTAATTTCTTCGATGATGTTAAACCCTGAATGCTCCTTTGTTTTTAAATAGAAACCATCTTCAGTATACAGATGACTACCATCTACGTTGTCTTTAGCTATGAAAGGGTAAATTGTATGGTCGTCGCAGGTCACAACAGTCATAATCGTTCCATCCACAGTTCTGTACTTCTTACCAACTTCTAATTTCATTTTCGTCTCCTGGATTTCTTCGATAATGTTAAAACCTGAATGTGCTTTTGATCTGAGGTAGAAACCGTCTGTGGTATAAAATCGCTCAAACCCATGGTCATCCATTATGAAAGGATAGTCTGAATCTGTGGGTTTACGTTTGGCAGTAACAACCCGCCCACTCACAGTTCTATACTTCTTACCAACCTCTAATTTCATTGTAATTCCTCCAGTAATTCTGCATAGTTAATCTCACCTTCACACCACGATTCAACCTGAATGTGTGAGGTAATGTCTTTTAAATCATCAACGGTCATCTTTCCCTTATGGGCCATGACAAGGCGATAGAGTGTTTGATTGTTCGTAATTTCCATGTAAATACACCACGTTGCTGAGTTTGTCCAGCCGTTGTATTTAGGCATTGAGACCCACCAATTGTATCTCACCAGACTCAATCATCTTCTTCGTCTCCTGGGTTGTCAGCCCTGTGAACTTGTTTCTGTACTTGCTTGTGGTTACGGAATAGTCCCACTTATTTTTGTCGAGAGTGATCTTACCTTTGTTATCTATAAAGGCAATGATTGTGTTATAGGACTGGAAATAAACTCCTTCATCGGTATTGATAAGGAATTGGTTTTTGACATGGAATTGTTCTGCCTTCATTTTAGTTCTCCTATTTGTATTTTTCGGAAAGTTCCGAAATTTGGGACTTTAACTCAACAAACTCATCAATCATGTTAAAGACAAAGTCAAGTATCTTATCAGGATCATCGGTAGCTATACATCCAAAAGCATCCTCGAACTTACACTTCAAATCAGCAATAAACCTTCCTTGCTTTTCAAACTCTTCATCAAGCTCTTCTGGAGTGTATCCAGGGAACTGTTGTTGCCATCTGTCCATACGGACAAGCTCATCTTCAAGGGATTCTGGAGTCATATCTGACCAGAGTCCCGTGTTATTGATGAGGACACCTTCAATGGCCTCTAACCTGTCCAGGTTGTCCTGTATGTCCTGGGTAGTTACCATCTCAGGGTAATATCTATAGGCTTCGTTTATTGGCATACCATTGATTTGTTGCATGTTATTCTCCCTGTTTAGCAATTACTATAATAATAAGTATCCCCGTCATAATCAACGGTCGAGTAATCAGCAGCGACGTTGTCTGCGGTTGCGGCCCAGTCAATGACAATCCACCAAGGCACATCATTTGGTATGTAACCACAATCTTTCACCAAATCTTCAACATAATCTTCCCAGTTATCTGCTGAAATAAGAGTAGCGCCGTAGTCCCAGTCTGGGATACCTTCTGATTTCAGGTCAAGGAGGGGTTGAAGTTCATCGCGTAGGTCTTGTAGTTGTTCTTTGCCTTTTTCAATCTGGTCTTGAACAGTGAGTAGTTCAAAGTCAGATCCACACGAGGCTATATCTTTTTCAAGCTCCTCCAATTCCTCATTAAGGTCTTCAATTTCTGATTCCAAATTGTCAATTTGTTCTTGTAAGTCTCTGGTATCTAAGTACATTTCATTTCCCCTTTTAGTTTTCGGAAAGTTCCGAATTTAGACTCTCACCAACTCTAAACACTCTCTGCAAACAAGACTACCTTGGTAGTCATAAAGAGGTAAAAACTCACCACAATAGTCGCAAATTACTGGGGAGGCTTCTTCACACTCAGTCACAAATCCGCTTGTATATCTCCAATTTATTCCATAATCCCTCACAACTACAGTTGCATCATAGGTTATTTCTGGGATTACGATTGACTTCATAACATCCAAGGTGTGCAACATCAAGTCAATATTCAGAATCTCTTTTGTTGAGTGCTCATGGTCATAGCCAACGCTCAGATTAATACAAGCAACCTCACCATAAGAGGCAAGATTGGAGCAGTCACTAAATGACCCGTTCTGTTCTTTGAATCCAAATGACTTGAACAGTCCAGTTAAGGTATCATTATCATACCCATAAGTAGCTACGTTTTGAATACTGCCTCTTGAGGCGCGGTCAAGACCAATGAAACAGGTATACTTTGTCAGATCTTCAATAGCTGCAAACTCGCTGCTGCCTAAAGCGCCAACTTCTTCCTTCGCAAAAAATGCATACTCAAATTCTGTTTCCGTTCCATCAGCCAGCATTTTCAACGCAATCCAAACTCCTGCACGATCATCAGCGCCAAGGCAACCAGCTTTTGAGTTCTGGTTAAGGGCAAGTAAATTACCACTAACAAGAAGATCTTCATGCTTTGGGGCTACTTTTGAAACTGTATCTGTATGAATACAGATCAGTGGAGTATTTGCAGTATGTTGAGTAGTTACAATGTAGTCATCACATGTAATGTATTTTACTCCTAACTTTTTTAGTTGAGTCTCAATATATCTGAAAAGTTCCTGCTCAGTCAACACCAACAAGTCTTCAATCTTCATCTTCATTCTCCTCTTCTTCAACATGATTTTCTGCACAGTCTTCACAGTACCACTCATCATCTATACACTCACACTTTGACTCGTGATAGTACTCTTCACAGTCACTGCAATAAACATAATGATTGTTAAGGCAGTGTTCGCAGACCATCTCTATATCACCATATTTACTGTGTACCTGTGTTAAGTAATCATTGTCAGTAGTATCGCCGCAATGATAACATTGAGAAAATCTCTCATTAAAACAATCGTCACAATAAATACTGTCGTCATACCACCTAGCTTCATCTTCGTCCATACGTTCACCACAGCAGCAACATGTTGACCTGTTATTATCCTGGACAACTAACTCTGCATCATCATATCCTCCAGTTTCTCTAAAAGCAGTTGAGATATTGAAGTCACCACAGTCATTATGAAGAACTTCCTTTACCATATCATAGTGCGAGAAAGTGTCAATGTACTGGACTTCATCATACCCTCTGTCCGTTAGATCACCACACTCAATGTAAAGGTTTGGCTTACCTACAATAGTATTGTCAGGAGCGCAGAATACATTATGACTAGCTGCTTGCTCAGTTTTATACCAATAACCATTTTTCTGCGCCCAGGCTATGAAGGTCTGTAGAGTATCAGAATTGTTATAGTAAACTCTATCCATAACTTTAACAGTCGCTCCCTCAGAACCATTAAAAACCTTGTCATGGAACAGGGCACGGCCAATCAGCATGCCATCTTCAACTAAGTATGCAATGCCCGTGAATTCAAGATCGTCATAGATTTGAAATCGACATGGATTTTTATTTTTCATACAGGAGTAGAACGAAGAGCTTTTAATATACACTTCAGAAGGCTTGTAAGACACTTCAATTCCGCTTGTGTCAGGGTTTGCTCTCAACCGCAAAGCATCTGCCAAGGCACTGCCAATACACGTAACCTGAGACTCGGTCAGGTCTGGAAACAAACCTCGAATTAACTTCGCAGGCTTAATGTAAGTCCCTTCATTTCTTCGGGTTTGAAGGTCAGACGAAAACTCGTCTATAAAATTTCTTATGCTGTGAGTTGGATGTCTGGCTTTAGCGCTCCCGGTAAAATTCTCCCAAGTCTTACTCATTAATTTGTTAAACTTGTAGCCAGAGACCTTCCCAGCATTATCAGCAGAGAAATTGATCGCTGTCATATCAAGGTTATTTACATTGGGTATTAAATAATAGTTATTTCCTTCGTATTCATTGACGAGGTAATAGTCAGCATTACATCTACTAAAACATTTTTGTATCATATTCAACAAACCATCATGAATAGTTACAGGCAATGGCTCATGATCAGCCTGCCAATCACCACGTTCGAGAGTCTGAAGGTCTATAGGAATTAAATATTTCTTGTCTGTATCACTTGGTAAGTAACCATCATTTAAGCAAAAATAAAGATCACTATCAAAGTAACCTAAATAGACAACTCTGCCTCCATGTTCAGGGAAATCTGGGGATAATCTATAGTATTTCATTTCATTTCTCCTCTCAATTTAAGTAGACACCCCTACCTTTATGGTAGGGGTGTCTCAGATTTTACCATCTATCATCCATTTCGCAAGTACAGAATCGTTGCTCACGTCCGCAGTCGAGACAGAATAATTCTTCAATGTGACTGAACGCGAGCCTGCGCTCCTCGTCTGTCAGGTTATAGAGATATTCCAAGACTAGGCTGAGGTTCATTTCTTCACCGGGGGTTGAGGGGATAATGCAAAATACGAGCATTTCATAGGTCCTAAGTCTACCCACCTACCTATAAAAGCATAAAACTGCCATCTATCATCTTTCCACACGCAATCTATCACCCGCTCTTCCAACTCATCATCCCACAAATCAACCTTCGTTCCGTCTTTAGGGGCTTCCTCTATAGGTCGCCACCCCATGGCCTCTACCTGAGCAGCTCGTTGCTTGAATCTGTTACCTTCTCCATTTGACCAGTAATTAATGCTCTCCGCCGCTTCCCTCAACCATCTAGCAATCTCTTCTGTCGTCGGTTGGGTCATTTCCGCGCTCCAGGGTAATTGTTAACGAAGTCAAGCAGTTCAGGCCGAGCATTGATACCTACTATTGGCCAAATATATCTTTTATAGTCCGCGTCATCTCTACCACACACTCCATGCCGTTTGCCATAGGAGCAGTCGTCGCAACGATCTGCGAATTTAATACAGAACGGGCAAGAAGCATTACCAAATCCTAAATATCTCTGAGACAAGATCTTATCCGCAACCTTCTCACACTCTTCATCACTCCACTCATTTTCAATCTCATCAATATCCCGCTGATAAAGATAGGCTTCATGGCTGAGTTCACGTTTTTTCTTCATGAAATCGACAATGAACTGGCGAGCGTTGAAGGTATTGACAGTTGAATCGAAGACGGCTTTCTCCTCAAGCCACTCTGGTTCCCAACTCCACTCATCGGTAGGCTTTTTGCCACAGAAATAGAACATCTCACTGACGAAACAAGTTTCAGTACCCTTATCCCAATCCCCCTCATCATCCACCACATATCCACTATCCTCAAGGATCTTGACAAGTTTCGAGGCTGGGCTGATGACAGTTTTCACGGTCTTGACGTTGATCTCTTCAAGTCTGTCTGTGTAGAGGTATTGTTCTATACCTGAGCTTATGTCTTTGTATCTTGGCATTTGTGAGGCGTCGTCTTTGAACAAGGTAACTATTGTACCGACGGGAAAGTCTGTCTCTGTGTTATTATGTGTGGTTCTGTAGTATTTCATTTTGGGCTGCTCCCTTTTTGTGGTTGTGGTTTTTACTTCTACTTCTACTTCTACTTCTTCGATGAGGTTATGCTCATGCTCAGGTCTCCAATCATAACGAAGACCTTCTTCAGTGTAGGAGAACCTATTGCTGTCCAGAAATTTGTATTGATCCCACCCATCATCAGACACAATCTTTACAGTCTCACCACCTCTCGTTTTGTAGGTCTTACCAACTTCCAGCTTCAATTTCTTGCTCTTGTTCTCGTTCATGACAAACTCTCCTGTAATGGGATCAATATAGCCTGCATCAACTTGGGTAGCGTAGTAGGTGTAATTGCCTAATCTTACGAACTTATCTGGGTCTTTGAGGAGTTTGAACTTGGTATAGACGTTGCCTTTCTCACCTTCCATTAACCTGACAAAGTCTCGCATATCTGTCTGTTCCGCTTTCACTCTGTAGGCAGGGACCGGGATAACTTCTTCGATGAGGTCGTGCAGTGCGTTTGATAGACTTTTATAATACCTACCATTCTCTTGGTATGTCTCTCCTTCGTTATCAGAGTATGGGTAGACTTTATCTTCTTCACACTTAATAATCTTAACAACTTCGCCACCACGATCTTTGTAGTACTTACCAACCTCTAATTTCATTTTCGTCTCCTTATTCATGATAATTCAAGGGTATAGGTTTCGCCAGGGTACAACTCACGGACTTGGAGGTTTGGGCTGCCAGTCCAACAAGAGTCTGGTCTTGGGACAGTAAGATCCATAACTTCAAAACTCGTTTGAGAAGCAGTACGCATGACAACCTTTCCGCTATATCCATAATGAGTGTCTACGGCAACACACACCTCAAGCGGCCGCATCTCGTACATTGGTTTTGTTTTTGCTACTGGTTGAGGCTCTTGTTTGCTTATGAGTTTGATCATGATCTTGGCTCCTTTTTAGTTAAAGAGTTTGATTGCGCCGAAGACTACACCTAGGAAAGCAACTCCTGCTCCACATCCTGCAAAGAAGCTGCTTAAGTTTCTGTTTTCGTTGCTGAGGTATACTATGATGTTCACGAATATTAAGCACACATTAAGAAGTACCGCGATTAATAACATTTTAGGCTCCTTTTTCGGAACATTCCGAATTTTACATTGTGAATACACAGGTTGGGTTAGAACAAGCTGAATCCTTTATTTTGAATCATTTTTCAGACACTGATTTAATAGTGCTTCTACTCTGTCGTAGACAGGCGCAATCAGTGCCTCTTGCTCTGACTCGATGTGGTAGCAGCCTACGTGCGTTTTGATCTTTACTAGGGGGTTTTCTCTTCTAACAGCTTGTATAATAAAAATTATTTTACCCTGGTTGTACAGGCCCTCTGGAATAGGTAGAATAGCTCTATAGATAGTTTGTATTTTCATTCCAATTTGCCTCCAAAATAGTTACAAAATCCAACAGTCTTTTCATCATCAGCCCACTCCCACTTTGGGCAACTTGAGGGTTGACATTTGAATCGTTCGTATTTTACTTGCGTGCCTCTGTTTGTCATGTCCCCATATATCTGGACATGTGGACACCACATGTCCCATCCGGCGGTTTTGGCAGGGTATACATTTGGCATTTTGT